GAACTGAGTCGGGCTCTCCGGTCGATTACCCCTCAAAAGAAACCGGTCAGCACGTCGCGGGCCTGGAAGCTTGGGCGGCAAGAGGATAAGTCTGGTCGCTGGAAAAAGAAGCGGGATCTTGGTGGTTCAACGCCAGTGCGCGTTAGTCTCATATTAAGGGACACCTTGATTCCGTTTCAGGGAATCACACCGACGATGCCAGGAGCTTGCTGGTACAAGATCCGGTTCCGCATTCCTGCTGAGTGGGATGAGCAGCAGCGGATACTGTTTGAACTCGCCATGATCGGGGACCATCCCGAGCCCACGTACAACCCGATGGGTTGCGATTTGTCAGGTATTGGTGGATATTGGGAGAACGACGGTGATGGTGAGTTGAGAGACACGGCATAGCAGCAACTGTTCGTTGCGTCGTTGACTTCAATGAATTGGTGATTAGGTGCAATAATGACCACCTTAAAACACCTTCAATTTGACGGGCACACGGAGTTCATGGTTGAGTTTGACACTGATAAACCTATTGGATTCAAGTTCCCATTAAGTAAAGATTACGACGATAAGGTTAGGTCTGTGCTAAGTAAGATGGGTTGCGACTCTTACGTGATTGGAGAGATAATAAAGGACAGGTACAGAACTAGGTATAAAGAGGAAGGTTTTGAACGTTTTCATGGTGAAAACTGTCGTTGCGGTAGGAAATCGTGCGCTGACTGTCATAAAGCGTTCAATGAGGATAGTAAACGTCACGCCTTGACGTGTATTCGTAAGTTTACTGGTCAGATATTTACTTGGGATCAAGAATACGCAGCATGGAAGAAGGTGCAACCAAAAATTCGCGGTTGTCAATACGTCAGGTTGAATGTTATTTGGCAGTTACAACGAATAATAGCAACTTCTGGTGTGATTGGCTCAAGACAGATAGATATGCTTGAGGCGGTGAAGTTGTCAGTTAGCACAATCAATGCCGTTCCGTTGAAAGTTAACGGCCTGCATTGGGCTTCCGACTTCAAAAAGGAAGGTTACGGATGGGGTTATGAAAACGACCCGGACATTCGTGAGTGGTGTGAATCGTTTGGCGTTTCCTGGGACAGCTAAATGCTCTACATCGACGCCACTCTTCGCTCTATCGATATGCCAACATCCCTTGTTGGCGCCGCGCCGTGCTTCTGGTACTCGCCGGCCGGCGGCGAGTTTTTGGTCTACCGTCTGACGCCGGCGGTGTATTTGTGGGCAGACCGAGTTACTGAGCGTGCCGAGTCCTCTGGTAAACTGACGCCAGAGCAGCTAGCCACGCTGAGCGACCGCTGGTGCTACATCGCGGCGTGGGCGGCGGCCAACCTACCGCGTGCTGCCCTTTCGCTGGCCCGCCAGTGGGGCAAGGCGGCGTTGCCGGAGGCACCGATGGACCTGGAGACGTTGCAGACGGTGAAAGCGGCCGTGGCGGAGATCGAGGCACGCTGCGAGCGGCTGGAACGACGGGAAGATCCTGGACAGGTGGACACAGACGCGAAGGCGCTGGAGGCGGCATGACCTGTACTGAAATCGGCCGGATCGTTCCCGGCGACACCTACCGGCGGCATCAGCTCCGCAGCGTCAAGCGTGACGGCTCCACCACGGTTGAGGACGTTGACCTGGGAACCTACCGGGTAACGGGGTTCGCGTTCGAGCCGGTCTCCCGCCGCGAGGCCGTGGTGTACGTCGGCCTGGACGGCTGCGACCGCGGGTTGCTATTCGTCGCGTCCCCGTATGACTTCGCCATCAAGTTCAAGCCGCTGCCGGCAGCGGCCGTTAATCGCCCCGTCGCCGACCAGCTCCCAGCGCGTCCAGCGGGCAATGTCACGGAGGGCTCGGGAGTATGAGCAGCAGCACCATCGCGGCCCCGGCGTGTCCGTCTGACCTGTTCGCCGCCTATCAGGGCTACGCTCTGGGCATGGCCCGCAAATACTACCACCGCCTGCCGCGCCGCGTGCGTGCCTCCATCCTTCCCGGCGAGGTGGAGAACGCGGCTCTGGTCGGCCTCCGGCAAGCGTCGGACCGCTGGGTCGCGGGCCGTGTCCCGTTCCTCCAGTTCGCCGCCCGCCGCATTCGCGGGGCGATCTTGGACTACATGCGGGACCTGGATCACCTGACACGGTCGCACCGCAAGCAGTTACGGGACACGAACCGAGAGGGCACCTGTCAGTTACGTTCTCTGAATTGCCCACGCAACGCCATGGGCGACACTTACGATGACTTGTTTGCAACAGCATTGCCGCATCGCTCGCCGTCGCGTGCCCACGACGTTGACGATGCGATTCGCTTCACGCTCAACGAACGAGAGCGGCGTTTACTGACACTGTACTACGACGACGGTTTGACTATGGAGCACGTTGGCACGTTGCTCGGTGTCTGCGAGTCCTATGTGTCGCAGATACATACTGATATTATTCGTCGTCTACGCGAGAGATTGGAGGTTGTGCCGTGACGAAGAGCGTTCGCACTCTTCGCAACATCGTGGTCGCTCAAGCGGAGAGCATCTACCTGCTTGAGAAGGCGTGCGAGACGCAAGAGAAGACAGTGGAAACGCTCCGCGAGCGGATTCAGTTGCTGCACGAGCAGGTTGCTATTCTCAAGCGGAGGTTGGCAGAAAAATCCGCCGAAAAAAAAGACGGACTTTGCAACTACTGCCCGCGATCCGGTAAAGTGAACGGGCCTGACAACGGGGCGTGAACTCGCAACTTGTACCTGCCCATCGGCCGGAAGGGTCCGTCAATGCGATTGTCGTTGAACCTCAACAGCCTGGATGACTACAAACTTTTTCTTCGCGTAAAGGTGCTACCGCGCTACCGCGTGATCGGTCGCGAGGTTGAGTTCCCGGACGAGTACGCACATTTGCTCGGCGTGAAAAAGAAACAGTCGCGCAAACTACCGTACAGCGGCCCGTCGTGGCTCTACGACTACCAACGAGACATAACGCGATTGGCGATTCGTAAGCGTAAGTTTGCGGTATTCCTTGAGTGCGGTTTGGGAAAAACGCCAATTCACTTGGAGTTCGCTCGCCATGCTCTGCACTCAATGAATAAACGCAACGTATTGATCGTTGCTCCGTTGATGGTTGTGCGCCAGGAACTCCAAGAGATCAGGAAATTCTACGGCGATGATTACCCGATTGAACAGGTCAGCGCGGCCAATCTACAACTGTGGCTCGATAGTAGCACGGGTATCGGCATTACGAATTACGAGGCCATCCGCGACAACCTGCGACCTGGAAAACTCGGCGGGCTCATTCTCGTTGAGTCATCCATGCTCAAGAGCCACTACGGCAAGTGGGGTACGACGCTTATCCGCCTCAGTCGCGGTCTGGAGTGGAAACTCTGCGAGACGGGCACGCCGGCCCCGAATGACCGAATTGAGTACGCTAACCATGCGGTGTTTCTGGACGCCTTTCTAACAGTCAACAGCTTCCTGGCTCGATTTTTCGTCAACCGCGGTCAGACGGATAATCGCTGGGAGATAAAACCACACGCACTGCGGCCGTTCTATACCGCCCTGTCGCACTGGTCGATTTTCGTGACGAATCCGGCAACCTACGGTTGGAAAGACAACTGCGGCACGATTCCGCCGATCAACGTCACGATCCACGATGTCGAGATGACTGCGGAACAGAACAAAGCGTGTTTCGAGTTGACTGGACAATTGTTTACTACAATGTCGGGTGGTATCACGTCTCGTTCCTCCATGGGCCAGATTGCGAAGGGCAATTACAAGGGTAAGAGGATTGACACGCTCAAGCCGGCGTTTATTCGTGATCTTGTGGCGACATGGCCGGACGAATCGACGCTGATTTGGTGCCTGTACAACGCTGAACAGGAACGCCTTAGCAGGGAGTTCCCCGGTTGTGCCAGCATGTACGGTGCAACGCCTGGCTTTGAACGTGAGTCCATGATCGACGCCTTCAAGGCGGGTAGGCAAAAGAGGCTAATCTCCAAGAGCAAGATTCTTGGGTTCGGTTTGAACCTGCAACGAGCCACCAGACAGGTATTTGGCGGGTTGCAAGATTCATACGAATCATACCATCAGTGTATTAAACGGTCGAATCGGATTGGTAGCGAGTTTCCGCTTAACGTTCATATTCCCGTGATGGAGATTGAACGGCCTGGGGTGGAGACCGTGCTACGCAAATGTCGGTTGGTGCAGCAGGACACCGAAGAGCAAGAGCAGCTTTTTAAGGAGAATGGGTCTGGGTTACTTATCTAAGGAAGAATGTAGTACAATAAAGACATGGCTTTTTATTAAGGAGATTCCCGCGTGTTGATTCCGGAAGACAAACAATGGTGCACAGTCCATGGGGATTGCGTTGTGGAGATGGCGAAAATGCCGTCGGAGTCAATCGACTTCGCGGTATTTTCGCCGCCTTTTCCCCTCAGTGTACGCATATTCTTCGTCGCCAGCGGATATCGGCAATTGCGAGGATTTGCGCGGCGAAGTTAAAATTCACTTCGGGTACTTCTTCCGTGGTCTGCTGCGGATCATGAAACCTGGCCGCGTTGTCGCTTTGCACTGCCAAGACATCGTGCGCATGAAGCGTAGTGGTGGCTGTGGTCTGTTCGGGTTCTGCGATCTTTTGAAACGTCTTGGCGAACGTGCTGGCTTCATTCACGACTACACTTGGGCCGTGCGCAAGGGGCCTCAAGCGCAGGCGATTCGTACAAAAAGTAGAGCGTTGCAGTTTGCTGGCCTTGAGGCAGATAGGGCACAGTCTCGCGGAGCGATTCCCGACTACGTTATCAAGTTTTTGGCACCTGGAGATAACCGTGTGCCGATTGACAGCAAGGATCAAGTGTCGCGGAACGACTGGATCGAGTTCGCAGAGTACCAGTGGGACGGCATTCGTGAAACGAATACGCTGAATGTCAAGGAATCGAGGGGAACCGAGGATATCCGCCACATTTGCGCTCTACAACTGGATTTAATTGACCGTCTCGTTCGCCTCTACAGCAACCCCGGTGAAATCGTGTTCTCCCCATTCGCCGGCATCGGTTCAGAGCTGTACGTCGCCCTCAAGCGTGGCCGTCGTGCCTACGGCATCGAACTCAAGGACGAATACTTCCGTGCGATACCCGAGAACATGGCCAGAGCCGAAGCGGAACTGAAACTTTCCGGCGAGCAGGCCAGCCTGTACCCCGAACTCGAAGAGGAAACCGCCGATGCTGGCGCATGTGATGTCAATGACTAGACGCATGATTTTTAAGGGTCGTTTCAGGGGTCGAGCATGGTCCGCTCTCCCAGGCACGTCTGGGAAAACGCCGTTCGAGTCGGCGGTAAGCTGGGTCTTAATCGCTGGGTTCGATTCCCACCCCTGAAATGATGTAGACAAGGAGTTGAGATGCCGCCAGCAACTAAAAAATCCCTGCCAACGCTCTGCCGCCTGACCGCAGACCGTGCGCCCCTGTGCGCCGCCGTCAACCTCGCGGCCAAGCTCGCCCTGCAACCCACGCCGCAAACGAAGCTCACCAAGCGGCCCGAGATGTTCGTGCTCCTGGACGCGACCACGTCGCCAGCCCGCGTCACGGCCACGGACCGCGTCTGCGGCGTCACACTCGACGTGTGCAACTGCGAAACGACCGTACCCGGTCACGTGCTCCTCAACCCGCCGAAGGCGTCTTTGATTATCGCCGAACTGACTGACGATCAAATTATCATAGAGTCAGACGGCGATACTACACTATTCGCGGCCGGTTTCTCGGAGTTCGAGGCGCCAGCCGGCCCGGCGCCGTCCGAGTTCGCTTCACCGGTCCTGCCGGACTCACAACCCGCGTGCGTAGTTCCCACCGCCACCCTTGCCGCAGCACTGTCCAACGTGTCGCTGGCGACGTGCCGCGATGAGGACTCAACCATCGCCAAGCATTTCGGCGCCACGCTCGGCGTCAACCTGGATCTGCAAACCGCTGGCATCTTGACCGTGGTCGCAACGCAGGGGCATGAGATCGCCTGGTCAGAAGTTGCCGCCTCGGAAGTGTCGCCGTGGCTCGTGCATCCGACGCTGCCGAACCCGTCCGTCGCCAAGCTGATTAGCGTTCTCAAGTCGTTGGCCGATGACACTCCGGTTGCGATTCGCACCGATAACCAGTCCATCTCATTCACCTGGGACGGTGGCGTTTTCTGGTCGCGCCAGCAGGAGGGTAGGTTCCCGAACTGGCGTGGTGCGGTGCCGAACCGCTTCGTTGGGCAATGGACAGTGCCGGCGGCGTCTTTCTCCAGCGCTTTGCGCCAGGCGGCCCTGATGACTAGGGGCGAGATGAAGCGGGTTTCCGCTACTTATGGGCCGCGTGGCCTGATGCTGCGGTCGATTGAACCGGTGGGCCGTGCCTCGGTGATGGTGCCCGTGCCGTGCGCGTCGGAACACACGGTGGACTACAACGCGCAGCCACTCTTGCGTGCCCTGGACAACTGCCCACGCGACGGCGATGTCACGGTGAAGTACGGCGGCGGCAAGGGCACGAGCCTGCTGCTGGATGCGGGGCCGACGTTCCGGTTCGTGACCACGGCGTTGGTGGAGAAGGCGACAAGTGGGTGATCTGGTTTACAACGTGTTAAATCTTGGCGCTGGCGTACAATCGTCTCGCATCTTGCTCGGCTCATGCCGTGGGGAGTTGCCGAAGTTTGATGCGGTCGTGTTTGCCGACACCCAAGCGGAACCAAAAGCAGTTTACCAAAATCTTTCGTTTCTCAAGGATGAGGCTACTAAGGTAGGAATTCCTGTCTACATTGAGACGGAAGGAAATCTTAGGGAAGATGCGATTGAGTTCCGTCGCTCGCGTAAGTCGAGCGACGGAAAGCGGTACGCAAGCATCCCGACGTTCATTAAGAATCTAGATGGTACTCAAGGACGTGTGAAACGGCAATGCACAAAGGTATACAAGATTGAGGTTGTCGATAGATGGATTCGCCGTATTTTACTAGGTCTTAAACTAAAACAACGGATTCCGAAAGGTGTTATCGTTCGTCAGTGGTTCGGAATTAGTGACGATGAGTCATCGCGGGCGGTGTTCCCTGGACGATTCAAGGAAAACAAGGTAAAGATCGGTGATAACCTGTACAGTGAACCTGTTTTCAGAAAGCACAGGAAGTGGTATCCTGTGCCATGGAAACGACATGTTTACCCATTGCTCAATGAAATTTGGTTTCCAGAGCGGCGGATTGTTACTGAAAGCCTTGTACCTCTTCGTGAGCAACGGGAAGATTGTGGTGAGTGGCTTCGCAGGAACTATCCTGGTCGGAAGTTTCCGCGTTCCGCTTGCAAGTTTTGTCCGTTCCGTAGCAATGAGGAATGGAGAGACATGCGGGACAACAGGCCAGAAGAATGGGAGGACGCATGCGACTTTGACGAACAGCAACGACAAGCAGACCGCGACGGACCTGGCCGTCGCGGTCTGCTTGTGGGTCAGTCGTTTGTTCATCGGCAATTAGTTCCACTTCGCATGGCTGACCTGGATGGGATTGGGGAGAAGAAAGGCGGCGGTTGCGGTTCTCTGTACGACGGTATGGACGGCATGTGTGATGTTTAACTATCAATAAAGGTGACAACCTCATGAGCGATGCTGAACGTCGCGCTCTGCTGCCAGGCGACATTGTTGCCGTCCGCAACGACGCTGGCCGTGCCGTGGTCTACGCTGTGAAGTACGCTCCGTGGCAACTCGGCGATGGGACATGGGTTATCGGTCTCAAGAGTATCTCGGGTGGTTACTCACTGGACCGTGTTGTACGAAAGGTGGCAGGCCGTGATAATCTTTCAACCGCAGAGTTGCCCGTGGCAGGTGTGGATACTGACTGAGGACTACGTTACCGTGGTCAACAACAAACTTGGCACGTCGGCGACGTTACCATTCTTGGCGTTCAACACAGAATTGCACAAGCGAGGATACTATCGTGGCAAAGACAACTAGCGACTACATCACCACGGGAGAATTGTGTGATGAAGTTGCCACGTTACGTCGTCTCTTGCGTAAGGCAGTTGACGACTACGATGCCGTGATGAATCCTTCTTTGGAAATCTGCTATCCGAACTTGAAGGACGACTTGGCCAACACGATGGAAGAGATCCGTGACTTCCTGCGTTCCACCACGAAAGGCGGCGTCGAATGACCACTGAGCAGAAATGGTTCCGTCGCTGGTTCCACTCCATGCCGCTGTCCTGGCAGTCCGGCCTCTGGGAAGCGATCCAGGGCGGCGCGTTCTGCGGCAACCTGGAACCGCGAATTAACGGCGAGTCCGCTGGGGCAGTAGTGTTCTTTGTCCATCCGTTGCTGGCTGCTCGCGTCGAGGCGTGCATCGAAGCGGCGGCAAGCGTGCCCGCGACGGCACAGGGACCGGGGTAGTCTATCGAGGTCGCTATGTCCCACGCGGACCGGCTCGCTCTGTTCTCGCAACACCAGTATTTACCGGCATTCTTCTGGCGGAAGATGCACGGTCACTTGCCCGGCGCGGCCGTGATGGGCTTCGACGAGTTCACGCAAACGGCCTCGCTCGCCCTATGGGAAGCGTGTCTCAACTACGACCCGTCGCGCGGTTGTAAGCCTATGACTTACCTGTACCGCTACGTGTGGGGCACGATGATGACGGCGTGCAAGCAGCACGCGACGGGCGGTGTCATCACGGTTAAATCCGGTAGCAGGATACCCGCCGATCAGCCTGGCACGCGGCGAACGATCCCGCTCTCCATCCTTCTCGCGGCGCGAGAAGGTGAACACGGGTGCAAGGACGGAGACCTACGCGAGCTCGCAGCGCCAGAACCTCGCGAGTCCGACGTTGACGAGGAACGGGTTGCCGCCGCTTTAACAGCGCTGCATCCGCGCGTGCGGGAGATACTTCATTGTCGCTTTTGGTTACACTTGAGTTTACAAGCAACGGGTGACCGTCTTGGTATTAGTAAAGAACGTGTGCGGCAACTTGAGACGCGCGGCCTCGCTCGTGTGCGGCGTTATTTTAATGGAGGCGTCCAGGCCGACAAGCTAGACTGGCGAACTTGCCAACAGTGCGGCGAGGGTTTCTTTCCCAAGCGGTCCGCTCAGGTTTTTTGCAAGACACGGTGCCAGCGCAGGGCTGCTATGGCACGCAGGGTCTCGTGTCGGAAGTGCGGGCGGCGGGTGACGTGCAAGCAGATTGCTGGTGGCAAGTGTGACCGGTGCAGACCGCTGGCCTATGCGGCACTTGCCGTGGCAGAGAGGGCGTAACTTGATCTTGGCCAGCACGGCAGTCGGGGCACGCTGTTTTCTTCCGGGGGTTTCAAGCGGGAGGCGTGGTCTGGTCGGATATGTGCCCCGACTGCCGTGCTGGCCATGGTTCAACGAACGGGTATCGTATGACCGCGAAAGTCGCTGGCACTTACGGACCGCCGCTATCCCAAACCGACTCGCTCTGGCAAGAGGTCTGCCATCTTCGCCGCGAGCTTAACGAGTCCGAAGCGCAAGGAGGCCGTCTGCTGATGGAGGCACTTGAGAACCTGACCGCTCTCCAGCGATTGCAGGAGGCCGCTGCGGAAGCACTCAACATCCTTCGTTGTGACCTGCGCACACACGGAATCAGTCCGTACATGAACGTCGTTGAACTGCGGCAGAAACAAGAGGTGGTTGCGAGACTGGAGAAGGAACTGGAGGCGCCACATGCCTAACGTCGTCAAGGGCACGTATCTTCATCACACGATGCTTCGCGGCTTCGTGTACAAGTACACTTGCCCTAACTGCGATAGAAAATTCACCAGCGCGGCACCTGAACTAACCGAGCCGTCGCTGTGTCACAACTGTTACTCTGGCCATGCGTCGTTGCTCGCAGGCAAACGTCGCCGGTATCACCGCAACCGCAACAAACAAGGATTTGCTGATCCATGAACAACTTGCAACGAATCAAACACTCAATGAGTACCGCGCCGTGTTCGGCGTGCGGTGACCTAGACGGTTGTCATCTGCTTGCCGCTCGTGCTGTCGGCGGTACGCTGGAAATCGGCACCAGCGGCGGGGAAATCTGTATCAACGTCAATAAGGATGCGGGCTGGCACCTGACCTTTTCCCAGGAACAGGCGCGGTTGTTCGTGGCCAGCATTATCAAGAAGGCCAAGGAAGCTGCGATGCCGATCCCGTTGCCGCCTCATATTGTCTGTCTATGCGGTTCAACGCGGTTCAAGCAGGCGTTTATCGAGGCAAACTTTCGTGAGACCATGGCGGGCCGGATCGTTCTTTCGGTCGGTTGGTTCAGTCACGCCGACGCTGCGATTTACACGCCGACACAAGAGGAAAAGATTGCCTTGGACGATTTGCACAAGCGGAAGATTGATCACTGCGATGAAGTGTTGGTTCTCAATGTCGGCGGCTATATCGGTGAGTCAACGCGGTCAGAAATTGCTTATGCGCGGCAGGTTGGAAAGAAGGTTCGTTTTCTTGAGGAGGTTTCCCCATGCTCCCCGTCGTGATCCTTGCCGGCGACATGCTTGCCGACCTGTCGCCGTTCCATTTCGTGCGTCCCGCTGAACGCGGCGGCGTCTGGGCTCTCACCGCTGGCCGCTGGGACAGCGAGGGTACAACGCTGTTGGCGTTCTGCGGGGAAGGTGAGAAGGGGCGAGGGTTGGCCGAGAGTGCCGCCAGGTTGATCTATTGTGCATCGGGCGGTAAGAGGCAAGGCACTGCCGGTCTACGTGGAGACACCATCCTGCCCACGGAAGCCCAACAGGCCGCGTGGGGCCTCTCTGCCGCCAACGCTGGCCCATCGACCGTGCGGCCCACGCCGCAGAAACCGGACGACGGCGCGCCGGCGCTACCTCCCCTTACCAGGCCGCTCGTGCTACGATTGCAGATTGTGTCTGGTGATGAAAAGTTTGTGCGGCGCCTTGAGGGCCGACGTGTCGACCGCGTAGAATTCGAGGTTGACAATGGTAAGTTAATGCGTGGTGTCGCTCTCATTGTCGAACCGCCGGGATAACGGAGACATCGTGACGCATTACGAACGTGCCTACGATTTACTCAACCGCGTCAACCTGTCAGGTTGGGGAGATGAAGTAACCAAGGAGCTTGAGGCGGCGTTCTGCGGCGTTGAGCGAGAATGCGAGTTAGCAATGCAATTCATTCAGGTAAACAACAGTGTCGGCAATCACGCCACATTGTGGGTTCTCGCTGCTGACCGTTTGCCACCGTTATTCTCTCAAGTGTTGGCGTGCGGTCCGGTTAACGTTCGCCGCAACAACGGTTGCTTCGTGGCGTGCCTCAAGAAAGTTTTCGACGGCATCTTGTGGACGGACACCGCTGGTTATGAACGTGAAGTAGTCTGGTGGATGCCGCTGCCGAAGATGCCGAGTGCGTGAGTCGTTTAACGGTCTTCATGAATGGTTACGGTCTTATGAACGCCAAGCAACGTGAGGAGTACGAGGCAGGAACGCTGCATCACTACCAAGGCGATGCGCCGGCGAAGCCTCATATGTGCTGGGCGAAACGTCACGGACAGGATTTACATTGCCGTGCTAACGGTAATCGTCGCAATGGTCGCTGTCGGATGCACGCTGGTCATTCACTGCCGCCTGGTCCTGACCATCCGAGTTACAAGAACGGGACTGGTTGTCGCTATCCATCGTTAGCTGGTAATGGTGATCTTGCGGCCCACTACAAGGCGGCTGTCCGCGATAAAGACTTGCTTGCCCTCCGTGAAGAGGTCGCGTTGGTGCAGGCGTTACTGACTCGCCACGTTCAACGCCTCGCTGCTGGCGACGGCGCCGCATCGGCCGCGAAACTTGCTGCAGCGTGGTCGGCGTTCAAGGCCGCGAACTCCCGCAAGGACACGGCGTCTATGACGGTTGCTGGTCACGAGATGGATCGGCTCGTCGCGGGCCTGACCGATGAAGAGGAACAGGAGCGGCGGGTTGTCGAACTCGCCCAAGAGAAAAAGACGCTGGTCAAGGCGGAACTGGACCGCATGGCCGAGTTGCGGCAGGTGGCCACGTTACCGCATGTGTTGATGTTGCTGTCTAATCTGTGGGTGGCGGTGCTGTCGGAGATTATCGACGGGCGACCGGCGATTGAGGCGCGGCGCGCGATTGCGGCGAAGTTCGCCGTGCTGGTTGGCAAGAACTCGCCGCTCGTGACCGTGGTGCCAGATTGTGTAGTTGGCGGTAAGAACGAAAGCGAGGTCTGTGATGTCGGCGGACAAGCAAGCGAGTAAGTGGACACTGCATGTGCAGCTTCCGTCAGTGCCCACGACGGAGATTGCTTCCATCCGACGAGAGGTTCCCGCAGCCTGGAATCATTTCCTTCGGCCTGTTGGCGTGCTCCGACTGAACCTGACACCTCTCGAAACGGTTGAGATGGAGTGCGTCTTTGGCGATATAACGCCGATGGTGAACATCGACACAGGCGAGTTACTGGCTGATGAGCCGACTGTCGTTAACGCTGACAAACCGGAGCAACCGCGATGAAACCTCAACCGTCCCTACCGTCACTTACTGACATTCAGCTTCGCGTGGCGTGCATCGAGTCCGCTACGTGCGTGGTGGAGTCGCTCGCCGGCCACTGCATTGAAAAGCACTTCGAGCTAGACGACCTCGGCAAGTCGGCGATTGAGTACCTTAAATCGGCTTGGAAAGACGACGCGGCGAGGCGGACATAAAAAAGGAGCAATGATATGCGTAAAGATGATTGGGTGACAACGCTGTTCATTGTGTTTTTAGTGGTAACAATCATCGGCGGGGTCTACTTCAACTGGTATAAGGCCGGCGTGCAGTCCCGCCTGTACGAACGCGAAGGTATCTCGGTTACTCAATGGGAAATCTTCATCGGCAGTAAACCCGCCGAGCGAACCGTCAACGTAAAGTGACGCACATGCCACGTTCCTCGCGCTCGCCTCTGTTCCACGACGCAGGCTTCGTGAACGACCACGAGACCGCCGACGATCTGCTCACGCGCGTCATGCTGCAAATGACGGGCGAGGAGGCCGACGCGGCGCCGCTCGATCCGGTAGTCCGTGCCGAGCGGGCTGGGATGCACCTGGACGCATGGCAGCAGAAAGCTCTGCGGTCCGACGCCTCACGCCTGATGCTGCTCTGCTCCCGGCAGTCAGGAAAATCGACCGTTGCCGCTCTGCTGGCCCTGGAAACCGCCCTGTCAAAACCGGACTCACTCATCCTTCTCCTGTCGCCCACGCTGCGGCAGTCCGGTGAGCTGTTCCGCGACAAGGTGTTGCGTTCGTGGCGGGCGATGGGTTCCCCGCTCAACCGCCGGGCGCCGACACAGCTGACGCTCGAACTCGCCAACCGCAGCCGCATCGTCAGCCTGCCGGAGAATGAAAGCGGCATCCGCGGTTTCTCGGGCGTGTCGCTGTTGGTGATTGACGAGGCGGCCCGTGTGAGCGATTCACTTTACTATGCGGTGCGCCCCATGCTGGCTGTCTCGCATGGCCGCCTCGTGGTGCTGTCAACGCCGTTCGGCAAACGCGGGTGGTTTCACGAGGAATGGCACGGCGCCGGCGCCTGGGAGCGGTTCAAAGTCACGGCCGACCAGTGCCCGCGTATCTCGCCCGCCTTTCTTGAGGAAGAGCGATTGTCCATCGGCGAACGTTGGTTCAAGCAGGAATACTTCGTTGAGTTTACGGATATGGTCGGGGCGGTATTCGCCTACGCGGACATCCAGGCGGCACTTGACGATAATGTACAACCGTTGTTCGTGTTAACTGGCGATACTACGTCGGCGCCGTCTGCGGCCCTGACGGATGGTATTGAGCCGCTGTTTGGGTGAAATTTATGTCAAAGAGTTACTTTGTCGGTCTTGACCTTGGACAGACGAATGACCCGTCTGCTCTGGTGATTCTTGAGCGTACCGGTGTGGAGTCAGTCTGGTATTACGCCGCTCGGCACTTACACCGCTGGCCGCTGGGCACTCGCTACCCACTGATAGTCACGGAGACGCGGCAGTTACTCACCGCCCTGCCATCTGCTGTCCCGCACGTACTCGTTGTGGACAACACCGGCGTCGGCCGGGCCGTGGTGGACCTGTTCCGCGAGGGTTCGCCCATCTGTATCGTGCCACTGACGATTACCTCCGGTCACGATGCTACGATTGGACCGGACGGGCCGCATGTGCCGAAGAAACAACTCGTCTCCGTACTCCAGGCCCTGCTCCAGACGGGCCGTCTCAAGGTGGCAGCGAGCCTGCCGTTGGCACGGACATTGACCCAGGAACTGGAAGTGTTCCGGGCTAAAATCACGACAGCGGCAAATGAGACGTTTGAAGCTTGGCGAGAAAAGGACAAAGATGATATAGTGTTGGCGTTGTGTATCGCTGCTTGGCTCGGCGAGAGTCAACCGGTGCCCTACACAGGACCGATTTGTTACAACAGCTTCGCGCCGTGGGAAGCGGACAAGAAGGACGAGCCGACCGTCAAGCCCGCGTTTGAACTGGTGCCCGGCGGCGAGATTCTCCGCGTGGGCGATGTCGAGGTCCACTTACCAGACGAGAGAGAGGAGTGGTGGCGATGACATGCACGATAGAGAGACTCCACGATACTTGTAGATTAATTGTGAGAGCGTATGACGCTGGAAAGCTAGATAACAACTGGGAAGCCATGAGAAATCTGCTCATTGCCAATGCCTCGGCTTGTTATTCAGACGTGACGTTGCCGTGGGATGACGCGATGCGTCTAGTTAAGCCTATTGAGGCGGCTGGATTGAGGTTTCTGGATCTTACTATTCCGCAAGAGGAAATGAAAACCCGCCGCGACCTCTTGCAATCTCTGCTGGAATCTGCCAGATAATAGAAAGGGGATTAGCGATGACGGACGCTGAACTCAAGGCGATTGAAGATCGGTGTAACGCTGCGACGGCGCCACCGTGGCTCATACGGACGATTGAAGTCTACGAACGTCGCGGTTGCACGCTTCATCTTCCTGACAAAGACCTTCACTTTGCGATGGAGTCTCGCCAGGACGTGCCCGCCTTGCTGGCGGAAGTGAGGCAGCTTCGCAGATGGAAGGCGGAAGCCTGCGCCGTTGAGGAGATGCGGGCGGACCTGATGCCGCTCTTGAAGGGCGAGCCGGAAGCGCAACTCGGCAAGTACGTCACCGACATCGCGGCAGCGGTAATCAAGCGGATGCGAAACGAGATTAAAACGCTACGGGCTGACTTGTCTCTCCGCGATATGCCGCGCGTGCCGCCGTTCTCGCCCTGACCGTTCTCGCGCTCCCTTCCCCATCGGCCGCTCGCATGTTACGCTCTTCCCATGGAAGATTCCGTCGCTACCGTTGAGCCGTCTGTCACCCTGACGCCGCCGCTGGCCCGTCTCTGGCACTGGCTGCGCTCACTCTGGTCTGTCGAGTCCCGGCACAGCACGGCAGAAGAGGTCCGCCTGCGGGCTCGCCTCCTCGCGGAGCAGTCCATCCACGCGGACGACCTTGTGGCCGTGGAAGATCAGCACGCCGCTGCGCTGCAAACCGCAACGCTTTCCCACGAAGAGACGCGGCGGCAACTTGCTCTTGCTCAAACGCAACTTGCCCACATGGATTTGTGGAAGGCCGTTCTTGAGGAGGTTACAGCAACGCAACTCGCTCTCACGCGCGACGAACTAGCGCGAGCGGAGCGAAAGATTTTCGAGCTTGAGCAGACCGTCAAAGCCAACGAAATGTCAATCGCAGCGCAGCAGTGGGTGTGCGAAATGTGGGAGTCGCGGTTCAAGAAACTCATCGCCATGGAGCAACACGCAATCGCCGCCAGCGAAGTACTCTCTGCGGCTGGCCGTCACTAACGCAAAGGACAATCGCAATGCTAATCTCACTCGCCAACCTGCTTGCGTACACGGACAAACTGGCAGCAAGCTGGAACCTTTTGCAGTCGTCTTGTTCTTCTGTCGCCACTGGCGTTGTCGCCGGCACGGTGCAAGATCGTATGTCGAAATTGCAAACGCTCGTGCTCGGCCTGGACGATTTCGAGCAAGAGAGCGATTTGCTGCCATCGACGAACACTGTGATTGCGAACGCTACCAGTGACAATATGTCGAAGCAACTCCAATCGGCGATGCTGTCGCTCATCAACCACATCGGCAGCCGCGGTAAGGAAGTGGCCAGCTCGATCCAGGACCTGCTGACCTTCCTGACCTACTACAACGGCGGGCTCGGTTCGGCCTTGTTCTCTGGCATGGTTGTGCCGGATTTCTTGACCTTTTTCAACTCCGTATTTTCCACCCAGGCGGCCCTTACGCCGGCCTGCTGCATGTCGCCTGGCATCCACCCGAACCTGAACGCGACCTACACGCACGGCATGGGCACCATCGACCACGCCGCAACGTACACCGCCGGGGCGGCGGTCAATAATACGGTGTACAGCGAGGTCAACGGTCTTGTGGAAATCACCACGACGTTCGTCGGTGGGTCTGGCAATCCGACCGTGACTGTTACCGGCACGGACCACACCGGGGCCACGGGGCAGACGTGGACGGCGGCTTTCGGGACGAACAACCCGGCCGCCGCAGTGTCCACTACGATCACGCCGGCCGTTGTCGCCGGCACGAAGCTTTCGGTCGCGTGCGGTTCGTCAACCGGCATCATCGTCGGCAGCGTGCTCGGCGTCAACGTGGGGGCGCCCGATCAGGAGTACGTGATTGTCGAGGCCGTCGCGGACAGCACGCACTTTACCGCAGCTTTTCGCGTGAATCACACGGCCGGGGCGGCGGTGACTGGCAACAACAGTCTTGCCTTGACGCCCGGCGTGTCGGGGCGTCGCATTCGCAGCGTGAGCGGCTTGGCGATTACGGGGTCTTCGTGGAGCGCCGGCGTGGCGCGGGTGATTGGAATCCAGGACCGCCAGGCTGCTTAGTTGGTACTCTCCAGCCATCAGGGGAGTCCGGCTCTGGCTTGAGGGTGGCCAAACGCCCTCGCTAAAAGCGTATCGCGGGTGCGAATTCCGTGAGTGGCCGGTGTTTCACTGGTGGGTTCCGCAGAGGGGGAAAGTTATGCGATACGATTGGGAAAATAACACGGTGAACGGGCAACGCTATTACGGAGTGTTGCCACTTGCTAAGGTGTTCGTTGACGGTCGTGAGATCGAATGCGAGTTGGTTGACACTGAAACCTGCGAGTGTCTCGAAATCCTTAAGGATGAGAAAGGTAAGGCATTCATTCGCGACGGCGAGATAGCGAAAGGTGTAGTATGTGGGATAATCAAACTCTTCTGGGAGGATGATGCCAGGATTGGTATGGCGTTAATGGCGGGCTGCTTTTCTCCAGAGGAAAAGGCCGAGCTTCGCCGCGAGTGGGAGGAGTTGCACAAGGGATTGCGGTCTCCAGAGAGTGAAGCGGCAGACTTCGGCACTGCCAGCGATGCCATGGAAAGGGCGATTATCGCAGGTTGTTCCTGTCCTGCCGCATTGTTGCAGGATGACATTGCCGACCTCCAGCGCCGAACGCTTGATAACGGCATCTGGCCGGGCATGTCCCTGATCGTCGGCCGCACCTCCTCTCTCGTGCCTACGGCGCAACCAAACGATCCTGAAACCGACGCGGACGCACCTACCATCGTTAGCGAGTGACCCATGACTACTTGCACAAAACCTGTTCGTCAACCGCCCACGTTGCCGCCGCGTGTCGCTCTCGACATGGACGAGCCGCGCGGGAAACCGCGTTTACTAGCCTTGATTCGTGGCCCTGCGATCCGCCTTCACTTGCTCTTGGGAAAGTAACCCCATGTCCACCGCACTTGACCGTTGTGCCGCCGCGACCCGCGCCTACGCGGACGGCCGCCGCTTCGCCTTCAAGGCCACTGCCAGCGGCGGTGGTTCCGGTGTCTCCGAAGGCTCCATCCTCGCTACGCTCGCCGCCGGGTACGGCCTCGGCAACACCTTCGGCGGCATCGGTCAAATTCAGTCGCTGCAACACCACGCGGAGCAACTGCGGCACAACATCGGCACTCCTGCGACGTGCATCCGCGCTATTACTAATCGCATTTGCGGTCAACCGACTCGCGTTGCCCGGCACAAGAAAAAAGCGGCCCGTCTTCAATCGCAATCCTCCCCAGGCCGACCAAAGCCGAAGCGAGGCGGCGAAGAATCCCTGCTGCTCAAGTCGTGGCTCCCCGGCACGCTGAAAGCGTACCACGAAGACCTTGACATTATCGAAGCGCACCCGATCCTCGAAACGATGCGCCGACCCAACGACATCATGTCGAGGTGGATTCTGTTTGCGTCCACGATTCCGAGCCTCGAGCTCGCCGGCAAGGCGTACTGGTGGGTCCAGCGCGACCCCGACGCGCCGTCTGGCAGCGGCATCACGATTTGGCCCATTCCCGCTCACTGGATCGAACCCGTCCACACCGCCGAACGGCTGTACGATCACTGGCTCTTGCGGATCGCTGGGTCATTGCAGCCAGTTCGCGTCGAACGGGAGGAAATCCTTTATTTCTACTATCCAGATCCTTCAAACCCTCTATCTGCCATCTCGCCGCTGCAAATGGCGGCCCGCACGGTGTCCGCCGACGAGGCGATCATCGACCTCCAGCGGCGGACGTTCACGAACGGCATCTGGCCCGGCATGGCCCTGATCGTCGGCCGTCACCCGGAAGCGCAGGCGCCTGGCATCAAGGCCGAGCGGCCGATTCTGACGAAGGAGCAACGGTTGCAGTTGATGGTCGCGGTGAAGCAGTTCTACCGCGGCGTGCAGCACTACAACGAGCCGTTGATCCTGGACGGGATGTTGGAGGACGTGAAGAACATCGGGCAGACGAACCGCGAGCTTGATTTTCAGAAGAGCGGCAACACGACGGAGATGCGGATTCACCGAGCCTTCGGCGTGAATCCGATTATCACTGGACTCGTTGAGGGCGCTAACCGTGCGTCAAGTGCGACGGCGGATTGGCACTTTTGCAGCAACTGTATAAACCCCAAGGTCACTCTCTTATCTGAGATAATGACGTGGTTCTTCGCTCAATTATTCAACGACACCGAACTACTGACCTACATTGAAGAGGCGCACCCGAACGATCCTGACTTCGCGCTGCAAGAGGAAACATTTCTCCAGAAGGCCGGCGCCGTGGGCAACAACGAACTGCGGCAGCGGCACGGCTTCCCGCCCGCCCACGGTCAGGACATCAACCTGCAACCGGGGCAACCGACCGTCGTCAACGTCGTGCGTGAGGACGAACCGGAGCCCACGTCGCCGGGGTTGTTGCCAGGCGAGACGGAGGAGGATCGGCAACCGCCTCCACCGCCGCCGACGTTTGGGCAGGGGCAGGGGCAGGGCGTCCCGCAGAAACCAGGGCAGGGCGGCGCCGGGCAGGGCGGCAAACCGGGTAGCGAGGACGCGGTTGACGGTGGCGCCGGCGCGGCGGGTGGCAAGAAGGGCAACCGGGCCACGACGGGGGCGGACGCCTTCGCGGAGTGGTTTTACAAGGGCATAGCGGGGTAGCCATGGAACCTGTTGTCAGGCCAGATTGTTGTTACGACGGGAGCGTATCTATCCTGTGGAAGTCAGCTAGCTTTGCCGATGGCACTACGGATGGTTGGCAGATGTACCTTGAACAGGACAGCTACGTCAATGTGCGGTTCTGTCCGTTCTGCGGGAAGCAGTTGCCAGAAAATAAGGGAGTGGCGTGATGAGAGAGCCAGAAGCAACAAATGCTGAGGTTTCCTTACTTGAGCATCTCGGCAAAGTGAACGATATGTTTTGTTCGTTGCCAGTGCAGCACATTGAAGATCAGGATGATTTTCGTCGCCTTGTTCATCGTTTGCAAGATATGGTTGCTGCACGTGTTGCATTTCGTCAGCTTGGTAGGACTATTGACGGTTCTCCAGTTGTACATCGTCGTGGTTAGCAAAGGAGTGGCGTGATGGCACTCACGTTAGCGGATCAGGTCGGCGGTCTGGAAGTCAAGTGTCAGCGGGTCATTGACCTTGCGTGCGAGATGATCGCCACGCTGGAGCTAAACAAGCAGCACTTTCTTCGTGACGATGAACCGGCTCGCAAGATACTCTTTGAGTTGATCGACCGTTGGAAGGCGCGGCTTCATAAGGACGGATTTTCTGGCGAAACGATCAATCAGGTTCGCGAGTCCGGTGGACTTCCCCATGTTCCATCCAGGGATGTAAGACTACCTGTTCACAAGCCTCATCCTGATTTGAGACCGCCGCCATTTAAGGAAGGAAAACGCGACCGTCCTCATTGATTGCTCTGGCCGAGATTTGTGGAGTAGTAACGTGGCTGGTGAGCGGTTTGACGACCTAAACGAATTGTTGCGCCAAATACACAATCAACCAGGAGTTCCAATGGATGAACCTGCCCTTGTCAAAGCTGCCGTCATCGACGTTACCAACTGCGCCAGATGTGGCAACAATCACATTAAGCTACGTTTCGAGCCATTAACACAGCCAACGTATGACGGTTGGACGTTCTGGGCGCCGTGTCCAACGAACGGTGAACCGATCTTGATGCAAGTCGCGGAAGAAAAGGAAGATCGCACCGTTACCGTCAAACAATCATAAATGTACATCGAACAAAGACAAACTGGTCTCTTACTGGCGACACTTGGCACACCTCCAGAGCCTAAACCGCCCGCTCTACCTGGGCTCGTTTGCATCTCGTGTGGCAAGGTGTCTATTGGTGACAGGACGTTTGGCGGAACTACTGATGGTTTTCTGTCTCACGCTCCGACGTGTCGCCATGGCAGTTTTGTGACATGCAAAGGCTGTTCGTCAGGTTGCCCAGTCTGCGGTTGTTTTGAAGAGTATACATGACCGCATTTTGAGGATCGTGTGAAATGGCAGCTAGGTACGTCACATCTGCGGATTACGAAGCCGACGCCAAGGCAGCGCGGTCGCCGGACGCTTCACAGGAAGTGCGGTTGGTTGCCGCTCTTACGCTTCTCGAACACGACATGCACTCTTGGTCGAAACGGCCTTGCTCGACATGCACGGCAATTTCGTCTGTTTTAGGTCGGCCGTTTGGATGCGATGCGTACAGGTTAAAATGACCGCACTTCTCGCTACCACCGCTCCCGGCACGTACCGCTGTTACGCCAAGGTCCTCGGCGACAAGGCCCTCGTCACGATTTGGCTCAAGGCCCACGCTGCGGCCGAGCGTGCCATGGCGGCCGACGTGCAGGCCGTCTTTGCCGTCGCGGCGGAACAGGTCGGGGACCGCCTGCGAACCATCAAGGTCGCTGGCCGCGATCCTTCGGACCTAGCCGACCAGCTCTTCGGCCCCGAGGCGTGGACGGCAACGCTCAAGGCTGGCCTACGCGGTGTTTTACTCCGTACCGCCCTTGCCGGCGCCCGCGCGGAATGGGAACTTCGCCGTCCGCGGACGGCGAAGGAAATACACCGACTCTTCCTGGTGCGAAAGGATGACACGGCGGCGCCCACGGACCGCACGACCTCCAGTTACACGCGCGACGAGCTTGAAGCGTTGCGCGTGAAGTTGCCGCCGGATGTGCGGTCGCGCATCGACAAATGGCTTGACGATCTACTTGACAGGCCGTATTGGGACGACGTTGCCGACACGACGCGGCGGGGCATTGTGGAGGACTTGAGGGCCGGCCTGGACGCTGGCGAGTCGGGCGACAAGATCGCGGAGCGGATCGAGGAGACGCTTGGGCCGGACGGCAGCAAGGCGCGGGCGGAGAATATCGCCAGGACGGAAACTACCGGGGCTATGCTGGCAGGAAGTCTAGAATCCATGAACAAGTTATCCGAAATGGGGCTTGTTTCTGGCCGCGAGTGGTTGGCGATTGACGACGCATCGACGCGGGAAGATCACGCCGAAGCGAACGGTCAAATCGTTGCGATGGATGAGCCGTTCCTTGTCGGCGGCGAAGAGGGGATGTATCCTGGCGATCCTGATTTCAGTGCTGCTCAAAGGTGTCGTTGCCGATGCACGATGCTCTCGCGTGCTCCCGATGAAATGCCGGACGCGAAGGAATCTACGGAAGAGAAGGCATTTCGGTTACGAGTGAAAGCGGCGTCGGCAACAAGCGATGAACCGGCAACGTTAATTGACGTTCCTGATATCAAGCAGTGGAACGCCTTCGCGTGTGGCGCCGCTGTTGCTCGTGCTGTCGCTACCTACTTCGATGCGGCAGACGCTATTGATGACACGGATAAAGCATGGGAAGAGGCGTGTGGCACCACGAAGAGCGACGGCACGGAACCATCAGGCATCGTTACCGCTCTCAAGCGTTGCGGTCTGCAAGTCATCGCTGCCGAGATGGCCGTTGCTGACCTTGCTGACTACTTTCGTCGCGGGTGGCCGGTGATTTGCGCCGTCCAGGCGTGGGGCACCGAGGCACAGGAAGCGGCCGGGCGTTCGGGTCATTACGTCACCGTTATCGGCGTGGGACTCGGCATGGTGTTTGTGGTTGATCCGGCGAACGACCCGGTGGCCGGGCGGCGGATAATTGTCGAGGCCGACTTCCTGGATTCTTGGCACGACACGGGAGTTAACGGGGAGGAATTTAACCAGTACGGCATTGCCGTGGGACCGCCGGCGGGTCAAGAAAAAGCGTACTCGCTTTGGTGGAAAGAGGGCGGCGCCTGCCGCGTTTCTGCTGGTTCTTCGGAAGGTGGCCAATTCACATCTTGCAGTACGGAGGCTGGTGGTAAAGCGGAAGTTAAAGAGCAAGCAACCGCTCGCAAACTGGCCAATAAAAAAATAAAGGATGCTCCCGTGCCGACGGAAGAACAAGTCGAAAAAGCCCGCGCGGAAATGCAGTTGGCTCGCGAAGGCAAAGCTCGTGCTGGCGGTGAGTCGCGTGGCGGTTCCGCAGCCAGTCGTCGTCAACAGCGCCGCAACCTCTTCGCGGAGTTTGGTGGCGATAAACGCGGTTATGTTGTGTGTCCGTGGACGGGCAAGAAGATGCACTGGACTGACGACGCCAAAGAAAACCCTAATGGGTATCCGAAATTCGAGCGCGGCAAGATATTCGTCAAATGCCAGGGCGGCGGTTATCAATTACACAACCTGATTCCCGAGTCCTTTGAGGCGAATCGCTCGCGCAATGACAAGCGGTTGCGAAAGGAGAATTCGCATGGCTGCTAGGGTGGTGACGGCCAAGCGCCGTGGTTGGAACGAGCAATTGACGCAGGATCAAGAACTCGACATGGATCCTTATGAATATGAGGGTGATGATGACCTTGAAGGGGAGTTAGTCGAGTGGACCGTGCCGGCAACCGACGAACATGCGGAAATTCACGTTTGCCTTGTCGGTGGCCAAGACGCAGATCCGGCGACGGTGACTCCAAAGGAAACGAAAGCGGCAGAAGCGTGCCGCGTTCCCGCCGGTCAACCCGACGGTGGCCAGTACATCCCGTGCGGCGGCGCTGGCGGAGAATCTTCTCCTGCCTCAATCACCGCTGACCCCGGCCTTGTCTCGCGGATCAACACGGCCGTTATCGCCGCTGTTGCCAAGATGGGCGCCACGGCCACGGCCGCTATCGAACGCGGTGGCCAACTCGCCCTGTCGCAGCGCGATCGGCTCCAGGCGCTGGCAACCACTGCGGCGGGTGGCATGGCCTCGCACCCGATGGAGGAGTGGTTGCTCAAGCAGGTAGTACAAGAGTTCCAGCCGATGCCGGCGACTTTCACGGTGGCGAAGCTGGTCGCCTGGGGGGCCACCAAAGCAATCCTTCAAGCGCGTGGGATATTGAGTAAGGGAGAAACTAACTCTGAATCTGGCGACACTGCTGATCTTGTCGCGGCGAACCTTGAGGCGATGCGGGCGTTGCGGGACGGGCTCGGGGTGGACTGGCCGTTACCGGAGGAGAGCGAGGTTCGCGGTTGGCTCGGCGTCACGACGGCGAAGGCGGGTGAAGTCTGCCGCGTTGAGGCGGGCACGTCTGGCGGTGGCCGGTTTACTTCCTGTGGCAGTTCTGGCGGCGGCTCAGGTAGCGACATCACCGCTGACGCCACCCGTGCAACCATCGTCGCTAAGGCAACGGCTGCCGCACAAAGCGCTCCCGGCCTGACAGACGTACAGCGCAAGCAGTACGGCGATGCGGTGAAGCAGGTTACGGACCGTATGACGCCGAAGGCGCTGGAGAAAGTCCATCAGGCCGTCAAGGAGTACCAATTCTACGCGAGCCCGAAAGAACTCACGGCGGCGATTGCCGAGCGGTCTCCGGCGTTCGCGGCGATTGGCGCTTCTGGCCGCGCTGCCGCCGGCGCGTTCCGCTGGGATACCGGTACGTTCAGCGGCGACGGCGGCCAACCGATCACGGCCGGGAAGGATGCGGGCAAGGAGATGCCGGCCGCTTACGTCTACGCCCATGAATTCGGCCACGCCATTGACGGGGCGACGGGCGAGCGCATCAGCGACACGCCGGCCTGGCAGGCGGCGTGGAAAAGCGAGATTGCCGGCGATAAAGTGACACTCTCGAAATACGGCCAGCAGAACGCCTTGGAGGGGTTCGCGGAATTCTCGCGGGTAGTCCACACCGCGAGTCGGCCCGAAGTGTTGGCCCAGAAATTTCCGCAGTGTACGGCGGTGTGGCGGAGCGAGGGACTGATGCAATGAGTGACCCAGACGAAAACGATGATGAGCCGTTGTTGCCTGAGATTTTCGAGGGCGAGGCGTTTGAGGTAGACGGCCTGCTGGTGGATTTTGTGCCAACGGAGAGTGACGATGAAGGAAATGGCGGACAAGCGCCGGCAGCAGACTGAGCAAATCTTGAACGAAGTCGTGCGGCACTTGGCGGACGAGGCGGCGCAGCAGCTGCGCACCGAGCGGACTGGCCGCGTGCGGGTGGAGATCAGCTTCACGTGCGGGCACGCGGTCAAGTGGGTGGGGATGAACGAGCACTTCCACCACGGGACGGCGGTTGGCACGGCCGAAGTAAATAACGGATAGCACACGTCGCAAATCACGTCTCGGCCGTCACGTCTCTGCGCGTTCGCGCGTTTCCCCTCTCGACACCTACCGACCTGGCAATCGTCCCGCCGCGCGTTACTGTTGACGGGCGGTATCGCTGGCGATAGTATTACGGCATGGACACACCTATCTATCTGACCACGGCCCAGGCAGCTGCGATCCTGGAGGTAACGCCAGCCCGTGTGCGGCAACTCGTGTCCGCTGGCGAGCTGCGCGGGCAACACCACGGCCGGGACCTGTTGATTACTCGCGCCGACCTGGACGATTACCTGCCCCGGCGCCGGCCGGTGGGCCGAGTTCCCGGATTTTCACCGGTCCGGCGCCGTAAACGGAAACGGTAACGCACACGCAAATATATATCGCGTAACGACTTCTGGACAAAAACAAAATAGTCCTTGACTTTATGTTTTCTCGTGCGATAATCTAAGTGTAAGGACGAAACGAACCACGGCCCGCGGGGGCCGGCAGAAAGGGAGAGAGACGATGGCTGACAATGCAATTTATACCCCGACGCCCAGGTATATCGACGTGGTGGTCTACCAGGACTGCCAGGGGGATGTCCGGGCCGCGTCAGGCCAGCGGCACCTCGTGTCGCTCAATGGTGACGTGCTCAGCGAAGAGGCCGCCCGCGTCGTCGCCCGCGGGAACCTGCTCCGCAATGGTCGCGAGCGCTGGTATACCGTGGAGTTGGCGGACGGGTCCCGACACTCCGTGATCGGCGAAGGATCGTAATTACCCCCCCCTGAGTCGCGCCCGTCGGCGGCCCGCTGAACCCGAAGGAGAGAAACGATGGACGAGAAGGTTATGTTTTTGTGGGGCCAGCGCGGCCCTTACGTCGGCGCCCGCGGGGGCCGTGTTGCTGTCGGCGACGGCCGGACGCTGATCCTGCCTGACCGCATCCCCGATTACATCGGCGCGAAATTCACGGCCGAGATTTACACTGTCCTCGGCGAGCGTGCCGGGGATGCGAAGTGCGAGACCTGTTGACCCCCTGAGGCACGCCCGCACCCATAACCACGGCCCCCGCGGGGCCGGCAGAAAGGGAGAGAGACGATGAGGGAAGATCAGATCGTGCACCTACCCACCAATACGGTGGGTGAATTGTGGTCCATGTCGGCTAGCCGGCCGCGCCGCTGTGGCCTGCCGGCTGTGCCGGCGTCGGTAGAAATCGTGCCCGAGGGGGAACCCTTCCCCCTGACGTTTCCGGCCGCAGAGTGCCGGCTGGGGGCTGCGGTGCCCCTGCCGCCGCACTCGCGGCGGTACTAGCCCCCCCCCCTGGGCCGTGCCCACCGGCGGCCCTGACCCGCAGCGTCTTCCGGGAGTCGCGCCCCGGCCGGGTCCTGACGAACGAACCACGGCCCCCGCGGGGCCGGCAGAAAGGGAGATGAGACGATGACGACGTTTGCGCAATATTGCCGCCAGAGCGGCTACCGCGGGGACCTGGACGGCCTCCTGTCTAGACAGGAGGCCACGCAATCCCTGATCGACAGCCTGCTGCCTGACTTCCGGCGGCAGGCGGATCTGTCAGCATGGATCGCCTGCCAGGGAGGGGCGGGTGGCCCGGCGATCACACTTGGGCAGATCGCCAGCGCTAGCGGAGCGCCGGTGAGAGAAATTGCACGGGCGGCTGGGATTACGGAGTTCATGGGGGAGTCGCTGTAGGCCATGGCCGTACCCCCCCCTGGGCCGCGCCCGCCGGCGGCCCGCTGAACCCGAGAGGAGAGAGACCGATGAACGGACTGCTCGAAAAAGCTACGCAATTCACGCCCAACGACCTCAGCGGCCCCTATTCCCTTAGCGAAGGGACACTGGTCCGTGGCCTCCGCTACGATGGCCGCAATTGGCACGGGGAAATCGGCCTGCGTGACGGCCGTTGGGAGGAGTGTAACTTCGGACCCTACGAACCACGGATCGGCGACGTGACGGCCCTCCGTGCGGAGCAGCGGGCGCCGAAGCCGGTTCCGCCGCCGCCAGTGACCGCAACCCAGTTTGTCTGGGTCTGGTCGGTAGGGTACGGCCGAGACCTGAGCTTCGAGTATCGGCGGGGCAAGCGCCCGACCGAGTACCGCAACACCTGTTACGTGCCGACCAGCTGGCACTCGGTAATCGCGTTCGACGCCCAGGGCGAACCGGTGGGTTACTGGAGTCCCCACTACGCCGCCAGTTCGGAGCGGTGGGAATTGCCGGACCATTGGGACCACCTTGGCGGCACGATCTATTTGCGGGGGACTCAGGTTGCGGAGTCGCTAGCCGACGCCAGGGCCGCGCTCGATCGATCGCCACACGCCACCCCTGGAAGTCTAACCCCATGACCGAACTCCCCCAACTCCGCGCTGCTGCCGACGCGGCCCAGAAACTCCAGAAGAAACTCCGCCAACTGGTCAACCGCGGTGACGCCCACGCCGCCGACCTGGCGGACGCGGAGGCGGCCGTGGCGAGCCTGCGAGCGATCTACGACCGGCACGGCCTGCCGGCCTACGACCGCGACAGCCGGGCCGAGAAGCAGCACCGGCGGGACAGCTACTGAGCCCCGCCGCCTCAGTGACGCCTGCGGGCGTTGAGCACCCGGACGAGCACACGTTGACCGTGACGCTGTGCCGAATTCAGTGATGCCGAAAGGCGTTGGATCTTACCCCTGGGCCGTGCCCGCCGGCGGCCCACATTCGCCCGAGGAGAGAGAGATGAAGTGCGTCGTGCATTCAAGTGGTGGCCTCAGCTATGCCGCGAGAAATCGCACCGGCGAGTTGACCGCGAACCATCCCAGCAGTTCCTACGGTCTGCCCGTGGTCCTGCTGGACGGCCAGCCGCATGGGCCGGGCGACGTGGAATCGCTGACCCCGGTGACGGAAACCGAAGGCGTCGTCACGGATGGCGAACGTAGCATGATCGAGGCCGCCCAGCGGGCTGGATTCCGCGTTATCCTATGACCCCCCCCTGGGCCGCGCCCGCCGGCGGCCCGCTGAAACCGAAGGAGAGAGACGATGGCAACCGCATACGTAGTGGTCAGGCCCGATGGAGTCCGCGAAGAGCCCACCCTGGACTACACCGAGGCCGTCAGCCGCGTCCAGCATCGGGACGACGGCAGTACCATTGAGGTAGTTCAGGCTGTCCCCGTCGCCGAGACGAGCGATCCCCACCGCAATACCCGGTGGGAAGAGAGGTAACGCTAACCCCTGACGCCCCTCCCCCGGCCCGGCGTGCTGCCGGGCCGCTTCATGCACTGCGCACGATACGCGCCATTCTCGCCACCGCGCCAGCGAACGTCCTACCTACGTGCGTATCAAATCCGCTGACGCGAACCTGCACGTAGGGTTGCCTGAAAAATCTTACGCTACAGAACGGTTCCGCTTCGCGGAATTCGACCGTGGCGTTGTGTTGGCGGCACCAGGTTAGAGCTTCGGCGTTGGTCATCTCTGCATTGTCGCCGGCGCCACTTCTATTGTCCAGTTTCTTTTTTTTATTCCCCCACTTCTCTCGCGCTCCCTTGACACCGCTCCCCACTCAATTTAGCATTAATCCCTGACGGTCGATTTACGACCACAGGGACCGCAGACGTTTACCTAACCGGCCCCTGAACACACCGAGAGCATCGGTGTGTTCAGGGGCCGGTTTTTTTTCGCGCCGCGACATGCCACGAAACGACGCCACGAAACTGTTGACCGCCATCGCGGGACGAAAACAAAGTCGCGCGGGCCACGGCATCGCGCTCGCGTCGGCCTACGCCGGCAGCATTGTCGAGTGTCTGGAGTCGCCGGAGTGTGCGGCTCGTTTCCTTGATGTTACCGGCGAGCAGTGGGGCAAGGCACTCGCCGCCGCAGCGGGCACGCTGGTCTACAGCGACAGCGACATGGAGGTAAAAGAGTACGGTTCGGCAGTGCAGGTTCCGTCCGCAGAGTTGCCCGAAAAGACCGTCATGGCGTTCTATCACGTCGTCACGTCCACGAAGCAGGACAGTGACGGCGACGTGATGGAGTCATCTGGCGCTGAGTTCGGACCGCACACGCCTTTGCTTTGGCAGCATCTTCCTGTGTCGCCAATCGGCAAGTACGTCAAGACAACGCAGCAAGATAAAAGATGGTTGAAGGGTGTTTCTGCCATCGCGGATACGCCGCTCGGCAACGATGCTGCCGTACTTGTTGAGTTTGGTGCGCTGGCTATCTCGCACGGATTCATTCCGAAGAAGTTTGAGCCGCTGAGCAAAAAGAAGGTCCAGGATCTCGATCCAGACATTGAGCTTGGCTGGCACGTTCTCAAATTTCTTGTCCGCGAAGTATCGACGGTCTCGATTGAGAGCAATCAGGAAGCTGCGATCCTCGCATTCAGTCGCAAGAAGCTTGGCACCGCTCTGTGCAAGGCGTGGGCGTCTGCACTGTGGGCGAAAGAACCTGCGAAAGTCGTCAGCGGTTTTAAGGGACTCAGCGACTTTTGGGCCAAGGGAGAAACAGTCACTGAACCGCCCGCCCCCCGTCCGTCGATTACCGTCCGTGGTTACAGTGCCACTGGCGAAGAGGTTGAAGCGACTCTGCACCTTGATCCGACATGGGGCAAGGGCCACAAGGACGCCTGCCAGTGCGGCGGCACCTGCACGAGCTGCAAAACTGCGGCCAGTGGCCGCAGTAAGGTAGCCGCGACCGGGGACCATCTCGGGGAGGGGGACGTTGTTGTGGCCATGTGCAAGTCCCCAGGTTGCAAGAACGCGGCCATCGCCGGCAGTGATTTCTGCGCTGCCCATCAGCCGGCGCCGCCTGCTGCTTACCCGGCCACAGCCACGCCGAAGGCATACGAGGTGGCGACGAAGCGACTCCCGCCCGTCGTGGTGAAGTGCATGGGTGGCGGTCCCTACGTCGGTCTGCCCTACTTCGCGGGCAGTTTCGAGGAACTGTCAGACGACTTGGAAGAGTCGATCCGCGCGTACTTCCCGCTGCACGGTGTTGCGATTTCGCCGCGCGACGACGCCGTTGTGATTGCGACCATGGAGGACGAAGCAATTGTCTGTATTCGTCGCTCGCGTAATTACGACTACGACGGTCCGTATCACGGTCCAATCACCAACGACTTCGATGAGGACGACGGCTACTTCTACTACCGCTGTACCCACGATGACGGTGAGTGGACCGGCGAACCCGAACGTGTCGAACTCTCCGCAACCGCCGCGCCAGCGGCCAAGAGGTTGATGCACATGGCCACGAAAGCAGGCAAGGCGGTTTCTCGCAAGAATTACGCTCTGGTCAAGGAAGCCCACGGTCTCTTCGGCGAGACCGCCGACCACGACAAGACGAAGGCCGCGCACGCGGAGATGTGCAAGGGCGCGATGGTTCACTGCAAGGCCGTGATGGAAGCCTACGGCGGCGACGATGACGAGGACGAGGACGCGCCGGGTGGCGGGCGGAAGAAATTCCCGACGCTCTGGCAGAAGTTCAACCCGAACCACGATGAGGCCGGAAAATTCGCGTCTGCTGAAGGTGCGAGCAACGACGCGAACGCTGCCAGCGCTGTCGCTTCCAAGTCGCGGAGCAAGGACGATCACGCCGAAGCGGCCGAAGCTCATGGCACTGCGGCCGAGCAGCACGAGGCGTTAGCCAGTTACCACAGCAAGCGAGGCAACGACTCGCAAGCGCAGGCGCACCAGGATGCGGCGGACTATCACCGCGACATGGAGGCCAAGCACGAGGCTCGGGCCAACAAGTCGGCGGGTAACGTCCGCACGAAGGACGCGAAGGTCTTGTCGGCTACCAACCTTGCCCACGTCAAGGCTGCCCACGACCTGGCTGACGAATTGTCGGACCATCCTGACATGCACCGGCCGGGCAAGTCGATGATGAGGGAAGCAAAAAGCTACCTCAAATCGGTCATTACGTCGGCCAATCCCGGCGTGGATGGCAACCCGAACCCAGAAGTTACCGGCGGCGCCAATCCTGGTGTGGATAAGGACGCGCCGGCCCTGGCGATGAAGCTCACCGGCCTGTTGCTAGCGAACAAGGACGTGCCGGCCGGCGTGCTGGCGACACTCCATGACGTAATTGGCGACAAGTTGGCGGCGGCGGAAGAGGCGGAACTACTCAGCGCGTAACACGCGGGACCGGAACGAGAAGCGAAGGCACTCGCCGCCGCGGCGGCGAGTTTTTAGGACAAAGTGAGTCTCAAATGAAAATCACGAAGGCTCTCAAGGATCACTTGCTCAAGAAGGGTTGGATCAAGGAAGCGGATACCGATGATCAAGTCAAAAGCGTCGCCGGCGCCAAGCTGGTCAGCGGCGAAATCACGTCCGCCGAGTGGACGGAGTTTACCAAAGAAGCTGCGCCGACCGGCATGGCGGCGGTGGAGGCCAAGATCGCTGCGGCCGTCTCGCCGTTGATCACGGCCATGGCCACGTTAACGGAGACTGTCACGAAGGCACTCGCGGCGCCTACTGCGGCCCCGCAGAACAATATGGGCAAGTCTCTTGCCGCTGCCACCGTAACCGGCACGGGCGTTGGTATTCCCTACCTTGGCGGTGGAATTACCGTCAAGAAGGTGTCGGAATACTACAAGAAGGAAAAGGTCGTCGGCAAGCACAAGTCCACCGGCGAGCCCGTCTACTTCATGTCGCGCCCGGTCGAGGAACCGAGTGAACTTGAACTGGCCAAACTCGGTGTCCTGGAGCGGTTCAAGGCAACCCGCAACGGTTTTATCGCCCCGAAGTTGCACAAGTCGTCCTTGGATGAGCACGAAAAGCAACTCCTGGAAGAGATGTGGAACGAGGACAACTTTTGGGTCAACGGCGCCGAAGACTCCCAGAAGCTCATGTCCGGCCTCCAGCTCAAGACCGTGTTGAACGACAGCACGTCCGGCGGTACGGACGTTGTGCCGTACTGGTTTGATGATATGGCAATCACGTTCCCGCTGCTGCACTCGGAACTGCTGCCGTACATCGACCTGCGCGACGTGCCGTTCGGAACGACCACGAAGGGTGGCTCCATCGGCAACCCGACGCTGACGTGGGGTAGCTCGGAAGGCACGGCCTTCACGGAATTTGTGACCACGAACTTGATCGGCGCCTTCAACCAGACGATCTACCCCGTGGTGATCGGTCTCGAACTCGGCATCGACTTCCTCTCCGACTCGCCCATGGCGGTCGGCGCCATCGTGCAGCAGAACATCGGGCAGGCGTCGCTCAAGGAACTCGACAACGTCATCGCCAACGGCAACGGCTCCAGCCAACCGCAAGGGCTGTTCAACGCCAGCGGCACGGTGGCCGTGTCGAGCATCAACGGCACCGGCGGTCCGTTCCAGGTCGAGGACGCCGAAGACCTGATGTTCGGCATCGGTAAGCAGTACCGCGCGAAGCCGTGGAATATCGCGTATGTCATGAACGACACCAGCTACCAGCGGCTCCGCGCCGTGCCGGTCGGCCCCGCCGACGCTCGCCGCGTGTTCGGCATCGACGAGCAGAGCTACCAGTTGCTCGGCTACCCGGTGCGGATCCAGAACGGCATCACCAACAACCAGGCCGCGCTGGTCGCGCTCAAGAAATTCATCCTGTATCGTCGCCGCGGTTGGGACTTGCGGACGGTGACTGAAGGTAAGACGTTGGCTTTAAGTAATACGGTGTTATACGTTGGCCGTGGGCGTTTCGGCGGCGCATTGAGCGACGGGGCGGCTATGGCCGTAATGACGAACGCACCAAACTAATCAAAGAGCGTCGGTTGCTCATGATTGTTCGGTTTCGTCATTATCACTGTTTTTGGCATCACGGAAGGCTCTGCGTATTTTCTGATCGCCTTAAGTTTATTTACAAGCATCGTTGCTTGCTCTAGCAGGTGTGGCGTCCACTTTGGGACACAACCGGCACCGTAACGCCTGATGATCTTTGGAGGCGATTTTTTGATGACATGACAAAACGACACGATTTCTCTCCATATCGTGAAATCGCGGTTTTTCTTTGAACGCAACTTGTATCGTTCAAAGAATGGAACAATAACATCATGACAGTCACCAATGCGATTAACGATAAGTGTCATGCACGGTTTAGTATCTTTTGTTTTGGAAGGATAGTTATGCCTCTTAACTGTTCCGACTCCAAGTATCCTGTTGGCGAGCACAACGGTATCAACGTCGTCTTCGCGGAGAGCGATAGTGAAAACGATGATCGGAATCTGGCAGACACGAACGCGCGTTTTTCATGTTTGGATACGTGCTCCAAAATAACCTTCGCCGTCCGTGAGTCCTGCGAGCCAGTGCCCAAGGGCGTCTCGCTCCTCAGGGGGTAAGTCAGTAAAATTCGGCTCAGCTGCCATGACGTGGCCCTCTAGTCCAGGGTTGCGGGTGGCGGTTAGAGCCGACATGGTGTTAGTAGCACCTTGCCGGCTCGCTTATTTTAGCAGGCCGTTTCTTGGAAAGAAAGGTTGGTTATGACCGCACTGCTTAAGCTCGAATTCGACCTTGCCAACAATAATAATGTTCTATTTCCACCGCTTGGAACTCACATTCGCGGCAGGTGGGAACTCGCTCGCGTCAAAGAACCGTCGGCGCTTGAGCACAAGGAAAGACTCGGTGACTCATTTCCTTCCCAGCGGCTCGTGCTCAATCTCGACAAGAGCGAACTCGCCGTCATCGAGCCGCTTCACGAAGAGAAACACCGCGTGGAAAAACAGCGAATCGAACAGCGACTCAAACTGCAACTGCCGGTCCCCGGGCCGCCGGTGAAGGTCCACATGCCGACCTGCCTTTTCTGGGCACGGCGCTTGGTGGAAGACGGCATGGCCAGGGTGGTTGAAGGGTCGATGCCAGCCGACAACGGCGGCAAGCCGCGCCTGAAAGTATTCGGTCAAGAGGCGCCGGACATGTCGCCGGAAATCGTCGCTCTCAAGGCATCGCTTGAACGACAGCAACAGCAGATTGACCAGTTGCTTGCCCTGCTCACTGAACAGCGTGGCAGCAACGGCGGCGGTTCTGGCCGCAGCAAATAACGCATCACGACCGATCGTCGGCCTTTATCGGCCACGGCGGCGGGCAGGCTCATGACCCGCCCGACACTTACCTGAAAGGGGACCTCTGATGAATGTCACGGAACAGTTCAAAAACTTGGCGGCCGTGCCGCCAAGTAAAGAATGGGTGCCGCCAACGGATGACGAAGTTGCGGCACTCATTCGTTCGGTGCCAACGCACTTCGCGGCCACGATGAGTTACACCTGGTCGCGCGGGCGCGTCGCCGCCGCGTTCGGCACGGTGCTCAACTGCCTGTGCCCGCCGCACCCGGGCAAGAAGACCCGCCTGACGCACATGCAGGCCACGGTTGGCACAACGGCCCACCAAATCACGGTACTCCGTTGCTTCAACACGACGACGGTTGCGACCGCTGCCGTGGCGGCGAGCAACACCGTTGTCCTCGCCGCCGATCCCGGCGTGTTCACCGGCAAGCGGACGGCGAACCGTCCGCTTGCGACGGGCGGCGGTGACTATCTCGTGTATGCGTTGCCGGACGGCACGTTCTTCATGGACGTGGTATCGTCCTGGGTCCTGTCCACGCTGACTGTGACAACGACTCTCGCGGTGCCAACGGGCGGCATTCCCGCCGGCTCCAAGGTGTGGTTCATGGGCACCGTGGGCGACACTTACTCCGATCCGAATACTGGCCTGTTGCAGCCCACGTTCACTGTGCCGGCCAGTGCAACCACGACGTGGGACACGAAGCAGGGCGCGATTGTTGAATCGAACAACAGCAACGAACCGCTTATCGTCAGCGACAACAACATCACCGCGACGGGCACGCTCGAGTGCGTCGGCGGCACTTATGGGTTCTCGCAGCCGGGCACCGCGAAAGCATTCGAGTACGGGTCGCTGTCCATCGCGTTCGGCACGGTCATCAATATCTTGGTGATTCCGCAGCACGGCAAGAAAACGAAGATCACGGGCCTCGGCGTGACGGCCAGCACAACGGCCCACACTGTCACGGTGTTGCGGCCCCTCAATTGGGTCACGACCACGGCCGCCGCGCTGGCAAGTCAGGCCGTGGTCGCCCTGTCCGCCGATCCCGGCGCGTTCAGTACCGGCTTGCAGGGTGAAACGCCACCGTTCACGCCGCACGTCGCCAATATCCCCATTGCGACTGGTCATTGGTTGGCTTTTGAGACGCCGGACGGGACATACTACTTCGACAAGGTTTCGTCGGTGTCCGGCCTGAATATCACCATGACGAACAACCTGCCCACGGGAGGTATCGCGTTTGGTGCCCGCGTGTGGTTCTTCGGCGCCGCGACCAGCACGAACCCCAACGATCCGGCCGGCGGCGCCCACCCGATCTTCACGGCTCCGGCCAGCACAACGAAACTGCTGGGCTTCCAGCAGGCCAGCCTGATCGAGTCGATCTTCACTTACGAGCCGCTGCTCGTGCAGGACAACAACGCCACGGCGACGGGCACTTTAGAGTACGTGGCCGGCGAATACGGACCATAGACGATAGTATTAGTCCTTAATTGGACGCGATGCGTGCCAGAGGTGCCGCTTGCCGCTGTGCTCTGACGGGCCGGCGGCGGGCGGTCCTTTTCTCCTTTTCCGCCGAAGGCGTTTTCCATGGCCCTGCGACCTGCCGAGCAAAGTCAAGCGGTGTGCCGGACGTGCGGCGGTCGCAAGACGGTTGAGGCGAAGCGAGATGGGCAGACTGTAACGTTGCCGTGCCCAGCGTGTGGCGGAACGGGGCGGCAAGGGCTGAGGGCAAAATAACCCAGGCGTGCAAACTGGTTTTTGTGGCGGGCGAGGGCTGTTGACCCAGCCCGCCGTTTTTATTGGTACCCCCATGCGTCGCCGCTCCCTCGCCCCCGATCCCCTGCGTGACGCCAGCCCGGCCGCCGTGGCCGATGCCCTGGCGTGGCGGGGGCGCGTGCGGGGTGGCTCGCGGACGCAGACGCTCCCGGCGCGGCAGCACGGGGACGGGTGGCCGACGGATGAGGAGGTTGCGGCGGACATACGGAGCGTGCAGTGTCACTACACATGGAACTTGGTGGCAAGCACCAAAACGAACGGAACCTCCTCCGGGATCGACACGACGGGGGCAAACTTGCTCGTCGCCGTTCTCAGCTCCGCCCAGGTCGGTTACAACATCAGCGACAGCGTTGGAGGACACAGCAACACCTGGACCGCACTGGCCACCTACAACGATCCCAGCGGCTCGCAAACGACCATTCTTTACGTCGAAAATCCGCCTTACGTCGGCAGCGGGCACACGTTCGCCACAACCTCGGCTTTCCCTGGGCTTTACATCACGGCATGGTCGGGAGCAGCCACCACCTCCGTTCTTGACCAAACCAACGGAAGCACCGGAACCGTCACGCAACCGGGCAGTATCACGCCAACCAACGCTGGCGAGTTGATTATTTGTGGCCTCAGCGGCAACCTTAGCGGCACGGTGACGATTGACTCATCCTACACGATCACGGGGCAATACCCGCTCACAGGTGGCGTCTGTTACGGCGGGGCTCTGGCCTACCTGATCCAGGGCAGTCCCACAGCCACCAACCCGACCTGGAGCCAGGGCGGAGCAACGGGCATCGCCAGTTTTGTTGCCGGCGGTGGCGGTGGAGGCGGTCCCGCCGCCGGCACCCGCGCGGCCCGGCAGACCCTGATTGGCAGCGGAATTTATTAGGAGAACCAGCACATGCCCCTACCCGGCACGCTCCAGGACGCCGATGTCCTGGCCGCAATCAACAGCGTATTTCCCGACGCAGCAACCTTTACCTGGTTCCTGCAAGCTGCGAGCCTGCAAATGCAGATTGTGATTGCCCAGGCCAAGGTGGCTGCGGCCCAGGCGGCCCAGCAGCAATCGGCCCAGACCTCGCTGGCGGCCGTGCAGGCCCTCCAGGCCCAGGTGGCAGCGCTGGCTGCCCAGGTGCAGGCGCTGGCCGCGAATCCGCCCACGTAAGGAGCGGGTTCGTTGACGCTGACGTAAGCGACAAGGTAGGTGGGTAATGTTCCTACTGGCGAACAGGCTGAGTGACGGCTCTCGCTTCCTCCCATCCCATGACGTGGATGCGACGGCTTGCTGCGCCGTATGGGACGCCAGTAACGCGGCACCACTGGGCCAAGGTTTTAGTTGTGCCGTCAATCGTAATAAGACGATTTTTGCGTGTGTTGTTCTGTTGTTCCTCTGCCGTTGCCCATCGGCAGTTGCCGGGCTCATAGTTGCCGTCCTTGTTGGGATAGCGATCAATGGAATGCTTGGTCGTAGTCGGTTCGCCCATATCGGCAAGGAACGCCTCGAAAGACTCGCGCCAGCGGTCGCAAACCACGATGCCGCGGCCTCCGTAATTCGGGTAACTAATGTCCGCTGGCCTTTCGCATCGGTTTATCATGGACCGCCAAATCCGCCAAACGTGAGTATTGGTCATGCCATGCGTTTTCTTGCCTCCCAACCCAAGGGCCTTGGCCATGCCGGCCATGCGCTCGCTTTGCCAGCAGCCGCACGATGTAGTAGTTCCCGACAACACGTTGTTTGCATTGATCGTTTTCTCGACTCCGCAATCGCAACGAACGACAATCCATCGGGTGTAGTTATCGGTCGCAGATGTTGGCAGTTCTTTGAGGACGAGCAAACGGCCATAGCGCTTGTCAACGATGGGTCCAGACTTTCTTCGGTATGGCATGATGATTATCCTGTAAAGGGACGTTGTATCTGCCTTAATAGTACATCAAGGCATGTGCTTCGTCAAGGTGGGAGGGCCTGCCGATTTTTCTCTTAAATCAAGCCGGCCAACACCTTGGTTTCTGCCTCGTCGTCGCCTCCACGGGAGCGGCCGACACCAGCGCCACCGTTACGGTCTACTACAGCATCAACGGGGGCACCCAGGGCACGGGCGGCGGAACAGTGACGAACTTGGGCAACGGACAATACGATTACGCGCCCCTCCAGGCCGAGACCAATGGTGCGGAAGTCTCCTTTTTGTTTGTGGCCACGGGCGATGTGCCGGTAGAGAAAACCATCATCACCACGCCGCTGCCAATCCAGACCGCGGCGGGGGCGAGCGGCGGGTTGCTCAAGGTCGGCAGCAACACCGGCCGCGTGATTCTCACAGGCGGCCTGGCCCTGACGGCCAGTGACAACGGCTTCGGAATGTTGGAGGTTGACGCTACCACCGGCCTAGATGGTGTCTTTATCGAAGGTGGCTCATCGGGGGGCAGCGGCATTGTGGTTTCTGTTGCAGACAGCACGCGCAGTTGTCTTTGGCTTAGCGGCTCGGTCACGGCAGACACCATCAAGATTGGGAACCCAAGCAACGGTGGCCACGGGATCAACATCCTCAGCAACGCAGCCGGCGGTCATGGGATCAATGCCGTCGGCCACGCGGCGAGCACCAGCACGGCGGCCGGCCACGGCATCAATGCACAGGGGGGGGCGGCCGACACGACCAGCGGAGGACTCGCTGGCGTCGGCATCAATGGGCTCGGTGGGGCAGGAGCGGCCAGCACGAACGGCTCGGGCGACGGCCTCCGCATCACGCACGGCGGGACGACAACCGTTTCGGCCGGCTACGATTTCAACGCGACCACGACGCCGCTGACGCTCCCCTCGGGCGGCCTGGCGAACGTGACCGCCTGGACGGTTAACTTAACGGGAAGCCTCTCCGGTTCGGTCGGTTCCGTTACCGGAGCGGTCGGCAGCGTGACGGGCAATCTTGGCGGCAACGTGGTTGGTTCAGTGGCGTCGGTGACGGCGGCCGTCACGCTCCCGAGTATCCCCAGCAACTGGATCACGGCGGCCGGCATTGCCTCAGGGGCGCTGACCTCAGCGGTGTGGGACGGTTCCATCAGCGGCCACACCACCGGCGGGACGTTCGGGGGAGCGTTGAACGCCGCCGGCAGTGCCGGAGACCCGTGGGCGACGACTCTGCCAGGGTCTTACACGTCTGGCCAGGCCGGCTACATCATGGGCAACTACCTGACGGGTAACAGTTTTACCCGTCTGGGGGTACCGGCCGGCGCGTCCGTGTCGGCCGACATCGCGTCGGTGAAAACCTCTGTTGGCAGCGTCACGGGGGCGGTTGGCTCGGTGACCGGAGCCGTTGGGTCCATCGCGGGCATCACGTTCCCGACAAACTTCGGTATCCTTTCGATTGACAACACGACTGGCTACGTCCAGGCGGACGTGCAGACAACCGCCTCAACTCTCACTTTCAACCTTACGGGAGGCATAACAGGCAATGTTACAGGCAATCTTTCAGGCAGCGTGGGCTCCGTTACAGGGGCAGTGGGCAGCGTTGCAGGGTCTGTGGGCAGCGTTACAGGCAACGTCGCCGGCAGTGTCGTCGGGGATGTCCAGGGCAAAGTCCTTGGCGGCGGCTCATCCGCGCTTAGCGGAAGCGGAGTTATCGCAGCAAGTGTTGCAGGGTCGGTTGGCTCAGTCACAGGAAGCGTTGGGTCAGTTACAGGTTCGGTTGGGTCAGTTGCAGGCAACGTGTCCGGGGATGTCGCTGGCAAAGTTCTCGGAGGAGGCGGAAGCTCTCTTGTCGGCAATGGCGTCATCGCGGCAAGCGTTGCTGGAAGTGTCGGCAGCGTCGTTGGCGCTGTTGGATCGGTTACAGGAAATGTCGGGGGAAACCTCCTCGGCAACGTCGCCGGCAGTGTCGCCAGCGTCACCAGCGCCGTAGTGTTGCCCGCCAACCCGCCGGCCGGTTTCCTCGTTACTGGAAGTTTTGGATCGGCGCCCGCCTGGTACGCCGATCCGGTGGCCGAACTGTTCCCGGCCATCGTGGAACCGGCGTCCGGGTCCGCGCCCGCCTTCACGTTCCAGGGGGTCATGAAGCAAATGCTCGGCATGGCGGCCGGCATCACAACCGGCATGGGAACTTCAACGGTAGCGGTTAAGAATCCGGCGGGTACGAAAACGCGGGTTGGTGGCACCGATGACGGACAGGGGAATCGTAGTTCGCTTTCCTGGGATAATTCCTAGCGGAGATTTCCTGTGTGGGGTCGTTGGTGGGCTACAAACTGGTGGGGTGATTGGTGGCCGAAAGCGGGCGGTGGATTATCCCCGCCTCCACCACCTCCGCCGCCAACGACCATCTCGCAATTCCTCGGTTCCGCAACCCTCCAGGTCACCGGCCCCGGCGCGTCCACTCTTTCTGCGGTTGGCTGCGGCATGTTAGGACCCGTGGGGCCAGCGGGTGGCACCGTCCAATAGGGGAAACTTACTATGCCATTTGAGATTACTGTCGGCGCCGGCCGGGCGAGGGCGTTCAGCGGTTCCCTCTACGCCGTGTCCGGCGTAGGTTTTGTTCTCGGCCCCAACGACGAACTGCGGCTCAAGATCGGTCGCGGCAACGCCCCGCTGCTCGACATGGTGTCCACAACGCCAACGGCCAACGGCAGCACGCTTACGGTCACGGGCCGCGGCGCCGCCGGTCCACCAGCTGTGCCGGCGACCTATCAGGTGTCGCTGCTCGAGGCCGACACCTTGGCCATTGGCCAAGGTTGCTTCGACGTGGAAGTCCTCCAGGTGGACAACACCGTGAGCCCGGTGGCGAATCGTTCGGCTGATTCTGGCGTGCTTCACATCTTGGGCGAAATGACGGGCTCCACGGGGGATTAACGCCATGGCCGTTGGATCGCGCTCCGAAGTGCTCACCTTGCTCGGCATGGGCGGCACGGTCTCCGCGCAGGACCTTGGCCTCGTTGACCTGCTTGTCGCTCGCGCGGAACGTCGCTTGTGTCGCTTGCTCGGCTGGGACGGCATCTTGCAGGCGGACTACGACGAATACTACCCTGACCGTGGGTTGCAGTGGCCGCAAGACCTGCTAATTGACCAGTATGAGGTAGTTAATCAGCGCGTTATGCCGGTCGAATACGAGTGGCTCGACAAGCGGTATCTGCCGCTGCGCAACGTGCCGGTGCGGTCGATCACGAACATCTACGAGAACAGCGCGGCCTGGAACACCTACCCGCCGGACTTTTCTGCACCCTACCTCTTGACGGCGGGGGCAGAGTATCAACCCGACGAACGCTACGCTGGTTTCAGTCGCACTGGTCTGGTGATTCGCCGCTTCGGTATTTGGTGCAGCGTGGACCGGGCTATCCGCGTGCAATACTCGGCTGGTTTCACGGAACAGGAATTGGCGACACAGTACACGGAGTTCAAGGAAGCGATAAACATTGCCGCCGTCGCGTGGTTCACGGGGTGGAAGAACACGCGCCCCAACCCGATTACGGGTGCCGGGGGCGGGGCGGTCACGAGTGAGAGTTTGTCGGGGTGGTCGCAGAGTTATGCGGCCAGCGTGGCGGAAGCGACGGCGCCGCTGTGTCGGTCACTGCCGCCGACGGCGGTGCAACAGGTGGAACAGTGGATGAATATTGGGGCTTTTGTGGCGTAACGTTCGGACGGCAGAGTGAGGCGGGTAGGAGACCGCGATGGGCAATCATCATCGGGCGCGGGACTGCGATTGGGACAAAGTTTATCCGCCTGACGCGGAGGAAATGAAATTGCGGCGCGAAGTTGCATTCGAGTCATTACTCGGCCTCAGCGAAGAGATTTGGCACCAGCGGATGAAGGCGCTGATCGTCAAGGAAACGAGCGAGGTGCGCCGCAGCGCGTGGGACCGAAAGCGAGGCGGTTGATGAGTTACGCGGCGTTAGCCTCGGTGCATTCGATCCAGGTCTTATTGCAGGCCGTGCAAATGTCAGGCAGCATGGTTCCTCAGCGGACGTTCACCGTCGCGCGGACGCTCGCTTGTCGCGTGGTTCCCAAGCCCGGCAACGTCGATACGCAACAAGGACAACGCGGGGCGGTGATACCGCACGATATTTACTTCGCGAGCGATCCGCAGTTGTCGCTGAATGAGCGGGTGGCGTGGACAGTCGGCAGCGGTGCCGGCGCGACGACAACGATAATGCGCATCACGCGAGAGGCCAGCGCGGGCGGTGAACACGGGCTACAAACAATGTGGATTGTCGGCGCTGAGGCACGTAGCGAAGATAACGAAGGAAGTTTGGAGATAGCGTAGGTGTTTATTTCCCACGCTGATTCTTGGATTTCGCTGGCTTCCGTCCGACTCGTTGCAGCGTTGGCAGGCCGGCTCCCGGTTCACATTCGCACATAACCTCGATAGCTCGGACGGCCATATCGTTTAGCGGTACGCCTTCCTTCGCGGCAAGCGCGGCGAGTTTATCCCTGAGCCAAGATTTGAGCCGCACGTCGATACGCATGTCATCTGGGTGCATCGGTTCGTTCCTCCAGCCGTAAGTATCGGCAATTCCAGGAGAAATGTCAACAGAAAAAATACCGGGAAAATTCCCGTTCGCCTATTGACACCGGGAAAGATCACAGTAAAATGAAATGGTAGTGATAAGTTTCCCCTGGCTCAACGGTTGGGGGCGGATTGAAACCGCAACGGAGTCCACGCGATGAAAACCGAACTCGTTCTCGCCACCCTGATCGTCGCCTACGCGGTCCTGGTTCTGTGCTTCTAAGGAGTCTCTGACAGTGAAATCCGACAAACGTAAGCTCGTGCATTTTGGTAGCTGGGACCCGCGTTTTTGCGGAACCAGAGAGCAATGCCACCAGTTCACCGTGGACGATAACGAGGTGACGTGCCCGGCGTGCCAGGACCGTGACCGCTTTGTTCTGTCCCCTCAAGGGCAGGCGCTGGTGGACGAACTTGCGGCCAAGAAATCCGTTGTGACGTGAACGAAAGCGGGGCGGTCGGTGTACCACCACCTTCCGCCCCGTGTCCAACCCTGTGTCGGAGGATTGAACCGTGTCTATCGTATCCAACCACACCCCCGAAGTCATCGACGCCCTCGCGGAGTTGGACGCTCTCGCCGGCGCCCCGGCCTCGCCCGAGCCTACCGAAGAGGAAGTGAACGCCATGGCGGAAGCGGGCCGCCAGCTGCTCTCCGCGCCGCCCACGGCCCGCGACACGCGCGACACGCGCCAGCACGGGCGCCGCAGCCGTCCCCTGCTCGTCCGCTCTGTCCGCCTCGTGGCCGCACCGCTGGCCGGCGTGCCCGGCATCGTCTCCATCACGGTCGGCCGCGACCAGTTCACCTACTGGCTGTCGCCACTGGCCGCAGACTTCGGCCGGGCCTTCCGCCTCGAAAAGTTCGGCGACGGCGGCGAGAGCTACGCGGTCAACCTCGGTGGCGACGGGCACCATCCGTCGTGTGAGTGTAAGGGATCGCTCGCCCACGGTCACTGCAAGCATGTTTCTGGGATTCAAGCGCTGGTTGCCGCTGGTAAACTGTAACGGGAGAATTGACCATGAAACTCACGAACTCCACCAGTTGGCCCGACACGTTCCTGCGTCGCATGGTGACGTGGTGTCGCGAGCAAATCGGCCTGCCCGCCCGGTGCGTCAAGGCCGCTCGCTTCGGCGCCACGCATCGCGGTTTCAGCGGCCGGGCTTACCTCCAGTCGTTTCGCATCGGCGTTCGGGTCGGTTGCCGGGAACGATTCCCCACGCATTTTAGAGTGCCGGGCGTCGATGCCGCCGATGAGTGGCCGAGAATCCTCAACGATCGGGAAGAGGCACTGGTCAAGGTAACGGCTCACGAACTGTGCCACTTGGACAACTACCGCCTGGGTGACAAGACCCGTGGCCGCAACGGCTGCGGTGGCTCCGAGGGCTGGACGCAACGGCAGGCCGAGAAGGTGTTGTTTGCCTTCCGCGCCGACCGGGAGCGGTTGCTGGCCGAGTGGTCGGCCGCGGCGGAACTCGTTGCTGCCGACACGCCGCCCCGGCCGTCCATCGTCGAAAAACGGGCCGCGAAGGCAGCGGCTGACCTGTCGCGGTGGCAGCGAAAGCTGCGGCTCGCGCAGACGAAGGTAAAGAAATTGAAGGCTCGTGTGGCATACTACACGAAGCGGCAGACGCCCTAACCTTCCGCCCACGGAGAATAACGATGGCAACCGGCGAACCTGGACACAACCCGCACGATTTCAGCGAGCATCGGCGTGTGCATGGAATGCCACGGCGCCGCTCCAGCAAAGCGGAACCCGTCGAACGCATCGTCACGCCCGGCGACTTGGCGACACCGTCAACGAAGCCAACCTTCATGCAGCAGCGTGACGATCTGAAGGCGCGCCATCCAGGCGTCTTAGTGCTGTTCCGCGTTGGCGACTTCTACGAGTTTTACGGTAGTGAGGCGACGGCCTTCGCAGAGATATTCGGCCTAACGTTGACGCAACGCGATGGCATCGACATGGCTGTATTTCCCAACCAGGTTCTTGAGGCAACGTTGCGGAAAATGCTCGAGGCCGGCTTGCGTGTCGCCATCGCCGAAGAGGTTAAGTAATCATCTACCTTTCGCCAACGCAAGGAGTCCTCGCAATGAAGATCACGATTGAGAACAACGAGATGGTCATTCGCCTGCCGCTCATCATGCCGCTGCGACCAAGCAGCAGCGGCAAGACTCTGCTGGTTGCATCCAGCAACGGCAGCGTCAAGACTGACTGCCAGGTCGATGGCAAGCAGGTAACGATTGGCGTGAATGCGTATGTACCGAAATGACGGCAATACACCTTCGCCCGATGGAGGAACGACCTGATGGCCAAGCGTGGACGCAAGAAGATCGACACTTGGGAGTACAAAGGTAATGACGGCGCGAAACTACTCGTGCCCGTGTACATCATCAACGACGCCTACAACCACAAAGAAGACATCCGTGAGATACAGTTTGAGGTTGACTTGCCAGACATTGACGTGAAAGAGCGCGACGCTGATCTGAACGCCTTGCAGGTGACTGTGTTCAAATTGATCGCGGAGAAGTTGCTGGTGAAGTGGGAACCGTTCCTATGGGTCAAGGTGTCGGGCAGCGCGTACCCGTTCGACATGAAGAAACGCAATGCCTACGATCACCTAACCATGGAGGTCAACATCGAGGTCACGCCAATAGAAATCGGCACGATGCCGATGGGCGGCAAGATTCACCGCAAAACTGGCTACAGTGAGACCAGTGAAGGAATGCCGGCAACGGGCGAAGAGGAGAAGAGCAGTTACGGTTACAGTTGTTACAGTTCTCGGCAACCGCCGCAGCGATCCCTGGTGCCAGATACACCAGCGAACCGAGAAGCGTTGAACGACATTGCGCTGCGTTTCGAGGCATTGATTCAAAATCTGCGGCGGCTTCTGTCGACCGAACAAGTCGAGCAGTTCCTTGCGAACTCACTGGCGTCGAATCTGCTGCCGGCCCCGAAAGAGGAGTGAATTATGGTTGGCAAGTGTCGCCGTCTGGCCGATGCCGCCGTGCAAGTGTGGACAGCCTACCTCGATTACGGCCCCGTCGATGACGGTAGGCCGGAAGGCGATGCTTTCGCCGAAAGCCTGGATAACCTCATGATAGCGGCCGTCGGTGCGGGCGCCAAGATGCCGAAGCGGAGGTATCGCAAAACCAAGAAAGGAGAATAACACCATGTCCGACATCAATCCACTGCTGCCCAAGCCAATCGACATGCCGAGCATCGGCAGTTGCGATCCACGGCAGATTCGCTTCTACGGCTGTACGCGATGCCAGCGGTGCCACTTCGAGGGCACGGCGTTGTTCCGAGAACACCTGTACTGGCAGGACAAACACTCTGTGCGGACAGTGAGTCGGTTGATGTACTTTACGTGGGTTAGCCAGGAGAATTAACGATGGCTAGTCGCTACATTTGTCACCCTGTTTCCGCTCCATGGATTCGGTGTGCGTGCAAGAAATCTGCTACGCATGCGTTGGTTATTGATTGCAAAGGCAGGCACGGCCGTCGCGGGAGTCGGTCGCTTGGATACTTCTGTGATACTTGCGGTGCTATTAAGTTACAAATGTTGAAAGCGAGGAAGTAATGAGATGCAAAACCTGTAATGTCATCACGAAGCATCGTCGCGTGGATTGTCTCGGCAACGTCTACTCGTGTGAAGTTTGTCACACGGAACGCAATGGACCGGCGCCAAAAACCTTTCGGTGGACGTTGGAAATCACGGTCGATGATTGCTGGGTGGCGGACGGGTTTGACTTCGATGAGGACCGCTGCCAGAGTATCGCTGACAATCTCTGTCCATTCGCCTACGCAGGAGAGGTCAAGGTTCTCGTCGTCAAGGCACCGGACCCCGACGCCATCAAGTTAGCTCAAGGATACCCGATAGCGTAGTCACGTCCCCCAGCATGTCCACTTCCCACCGGGTGGCGCGTCAACGGACGCGCCACCTATTCTTTCCCGCCTCGCTGTGCGACAATGCCACCATGGGCGAAGAGATCAACGGGCCGCTGTACCGCATAAGTTGGCTGGGACCGGAGCTGATCGAGAAGCACCGGCAAGAGGTCGTGCGCCGCCTCTACCGCTCGGGCGAAATCGTCAAGAACCACATCGTTCGCAACCTGTCCACCAGCACGCGGAGCGAAGGACCGTCGCTGCCGGGCGAGTATCCACACACGGACACGGGTAAGCTAAGGCAGAATATCTTTATCTCAGTTGACGAAGTAAACCTGACGGCGACGATAGGTACTAATTTGCTATACGGATTGTGGCTTGAATTAGGCATCGACGGCGGCGCCATCATCCGCCCCGTCAACGCCCGCGCCCTCTCGTGGATCGGCTCGGACGGCGTGCGTCGCTTCGCCGCCAGCGTCCGTCAGGGCGCCATCGCCTCGCGCCCCTTCCTCCGTCGCGGTCTGTACGAAACGCTGCCCCAAGTGCGGGCGGTGCATCTCGCTCCCTTTACGGGCTGAGTACAGCCCGTTTACAATACAAACACGCCGGCACGGAGAACGTGGGCATGTACCACTTTCCGCGTTCGGCGGCAGCGCGAGACGCACGGGCGGCACGTCCCAACGGCATCAGTGTTTGTCACGCCCACGCTCCCGCCCGGCCTGCCCTGTCGCTCTTCCGTTGCTCCTGCTGCGGTCTTGTGTTCGAGGCTCGGCACGGCTTCCCGTGGCGTTGTTGCTACTGCGGCAGTCAGACGGCCACGTTCACGCCATGGAGCCCAGAAGAAACGGCAGGCGTACCTTGACAATGGTACTTGGCGGTTGGTAGTATCGTCTTAGACTGCCCGATTGAGGGCGACAGTTGGATTGACTAGATGTTTTTTTGTGACGTGGAGTGTGGCCGGTGGCCTAATCAACCACCGGCCTTTTTTACGCGCCCGCGCCGCGCTCCCTTGAACCTTGTCGCCCCGTCGTGTTACGATCATCCTCACTATGACTGACGCCTACGTGTACTTCACGGCTCTCAAGCAAAGGTGGGTGACCGATGTAGGTGAGCAATTCAACGGCCAGTTTTTTCGCACCGTGGATCAGGTGCCCGAAGGCACCGTCCGACCCTACGCGATGGTGAAAACGATCAGCGAGGGCCGCGAGAGTAGCAGCGTGCAGGGCCAGTACGACGCTCTGGTCTGGGAAGTGTCGATCTACGCGGACAAGGACGATCAGGGCAACGAACTGATGGGACTGCTTGACGCATCGACGCGGCGAGATCCGCCGATGGACCTGCAAGACGGGTATCGCCTGACCAATGTGCGTCAGGGCAACGCCCGCGAAGAGGAAGTGCGGAACTACTGGAAGGTCACGCGAGAGTATCACGCGAGAATCGCGAAGGCGTCGGTTGTGAGCGATTGACGGTCTTTAATTCCAAAGGAGCGATCATGGCTGACACGAAACAGGCACCGCATGATTACGCGGAGCAAATCGACCATCGGGCCGCAACATCGGAGGGCAAGACGCGCCCAGCACGTGACGCGATGGGCTTGAAGCCCACGGCGCCGGCGAAGGTCGCAGACCCGAACGCGGCACTCGCGGCCAAACTTGCGGCGCTTGAGGCCAAGGCCGAAGAGCAGCAGAAGAAAATCGACTGGCTCATGAAGAAGAAGGAAACCCCGGCGCCGGCCCCGGTCGAACCGGCAATGGCCAAGGATACTCCCATCGAATCGGCGAAGGAAGCCCCGAAGCCCGCCGCAGTCAAGAGTGACACGACTGCGGTAACGGCCTGATCCGCGAAGCGTTAGCGTTCGGCGTGTGCGGCACCTCTGGCGAAGTGAACCGCGCAACCACGAATTAAAAACCGGTACTCCGGTAGGGGAATAACATGCCGACAGGCAACGGCGTTTCCGGGCAATACGGCGACTGCCGCATAGGCGCTTCGGAACTCCTTGAAACCACGAAGTGGGAGTTCGCCGGCAAGAGCACGAACGCCAAGTACAACAGCAATAAGACCGGCGGCTTCAAGCGCACCATCCCCGGCGTCAAGGAAGGTTCCGGTACTTTGACCGGCGTTCTCGATCCCACGAACCCCATCGAATCGCAATTCGGTGCCTCTATCGCCGGCGGCGCGGTTGTGCAGCTCAAACTGTACACAACTGCGGTCTCTTACTACTCCATGCAAGCCGTAATCGGCGAAGTGAAAACGATGGTGGACATCGACACGGGCGCCATCATTGGGTGGACCGCGACGTTCGACGCCGACGGCGCCTGGACGTACAGCGGCAGCAGCGAGATGGCTGCGCCACCGCCGGACGACGGGGCCGACGATGCGACCCCGCACGAAACGGAAACGCCGGTGCCGGCGCCGGCGTCTGTGGCCGCGACGGTCGAACAGCACGTCGCCACTCTCAAGCCCGCGCTGGTCAAGGAAGTGGCCGAAGCGGTCGTGCTGGCCCTGCGGGACTACCTGCCGCGGTACGTAAATGCTCCCGCCGCTCAGGAGTCCATGCAACAGGCAGCTTAAGCAGCGCGGTATCTCTGGCGAATTTCACTAGCCGCGCGATCGCGCGGCTAGTTTCTTTTGGGAGGGTCAACGTGGTCGAACCGCAGAGAACGACGGACACAGGACCGCCGCCGTCAGGCACGGGCATCGAACGCCGGGGCGGCAAGGTCTTCGTCTGGGTCGATGGCAAAGCCTGGGAACTGGCACCGCTGGACCTGCAACGCGATTTCGCGGCGGCCGAGCAACGCTACGCGGAGTCGCTGTTGCCGCCCGTCGCCGCTGTTGCGGCGGAAATGAAGGCGCTCGCGGCCTTCCCCGAGCTGCGCAAGGAAATGCTGGACCGGGCGTACCGCGACATCCGCGAAGCGGCGAAGGTGCGGAAGAAACCGCCGGCGGCCGACGTACAGCGGTGGCTCGACTCGGAAGACGGCATCGTCTGGACGCTCTGGCGGCAGCTGCTCAAGGCCCATCCGCAGGTCACGGAAGAGGACGCGCGGACGATCCTGTGGCGGGTCGGCGTTGAGGCGGCACAGGGAGCGCGGGACGAATCGAACCGGGAAGCCTTGCAGGCGGCGACGGCCGGGGCGAGTGCGGCGAAGAAACCGTCAACGCCGCCCACGCCGGCCTCGGTAGCGAAACTTGCCACCTTGAACGCGGAACAGATGACCCGCCTGCAATCCATGACTTCGCAGGACGAACGCCGGGCGTACCTGGCATCGCTTACCCAATCGAACTCGCCCACGAACCCCACAGGCGTTGCAGCGGGCAAAGCAATCGAAATGCCGCTGGCCGATCCGCCGCGAAGTGCAACACCACCGGAGATGACGTAGGGAGCCACGCGATGCCATGGCCACGCGGAAATCAGAAGCGACCTGACCACACGAAGCGGGAAGGTTGCTCCCTGAACCCGTACAACCTGAAAGGCCAGACGTTTCACAGCTTGAAGGTCGTTCGGTTAGCACCTTACGAGGATTGGCCACTAGATCATCGCGGGCTCAAGGTGCGATCTTGGATAGTTCGTTGCAAGTGCGGATGCACGTTTCCGAGACCAGTTGCAACACAAGATTTGCGCCACCATCGCCGCAAGTCATGCGGTTGCCTGAATGGTCGCAAGATCGGGCCACCTACAACCGTAAGTAAGGTGTGTGTAGAGTGCGGCGAAACGTATCAAGGAATCGTCATACAAAAGTATTGTTCCAAACGGTGTGCGTCAAGGGCACTCCGCAATCGACCAGCGGCTAAACTTCGCAGGCTATTGAAGAGATTGCCGTTGGTTGAGAGAGTGTGTGAGTGGTGCAATAAGCCATTCACTACGTTCCGCCGCAATCAGCGGCATTGTTCAGTGACGTGTGGTCATAACGCCGGAAGCGTGCGCAAACGCTCAAGGGATTATCAACTTCGCTTGCTCGCCAACCTCAACTCACTTGCGGAAGAAATGGAGAAGATCGACATGAACGATAAACAAAACGCGATACGCACTCAGATTCAGGCGCTGACAACAGAACAGCTACGCCGCGAGTTTACCGAAGGTCTGCGCCTGTCGTCGGACCATCTGACCCGCTTAGCCTTGGTTCTTGAAGAACTTGAGCGGCGGGGCGACTCGGTGACTGGCGCGTCAGCCGGCCTATTAAATCTTCTCCGTCGCATCGCGCGTGGTGAATTGTTGGCTGAAACGGTTGTGCGGTTTGCCGGTTCGCCACAAGTCATGGCCAGCGTGGGCAAGTTGCCCGTCGTTGACCAGCAAGCGATCCTCGCCGACGAAAAACGACAAGCAGAACTACTTCGCCCACGCCCGGCGAAGTCGCATAGCAAGGGCGAAAGGCGACAGGACATCGAAAGCAAGAATCCGCTAATGGCAGCGGAGCTTGCCACGTCAAAAGACCTCGCAGAGATGATTGCCGAAATGATCAGTCGGCATCCTGACCCGTCGCAG